ATGCCGTCGGGAGCGGTCGGGGGGGTTGCCGGGGGCCCTCCCCACCCCTTCTGACCTGCGGTTTTACTGCCCCGCGGCGTTTGCTGCGCAGGTCAGAGCGGGTGTGTCTCGTTGGTCCACTGGTCGCGGTCGCCGTGTCTCCATGCGACGCGTCCGGGTGCTGGTCCGCGACGGCCGGTGAGTGACGGTGTGTCTGCGTGGTCTACGAGGCTGGGCCATGTGTAGGCGATGGTGTGGCTTTGGTGGCGTGCCCATGCGCTGATTGCTTCGTCGATGGGTTTGCCGTTGGGCAGTTGGTTGAGCATGTTCGGCACGAGGGCGGCGTGTATGGCGATTCCGACTGCGTGGAGTAGTCGTCGGCAGGTGAGCCAGTGGGCTGTGGTGTCAGCGGCTTTGGCGATGCGTTGTTGGTATTCGCGGGGTCGTTCTCGCCCGAGGTAGAGGCTGACCACTGGGCTGGGTGCCACTGCTAGTGCTGCGTCGAGCTGGTCGCGGAAGTTGTTGCACGGTATGGCGTCGTCTTCGAGGACTGTGAGCCAGTCTGTGTTGTGGCGGGTGAGGTGTTGCCAGACTTTGCGGTGGTTGCCTTCGCATCCGAATGTGCCGTCATCCACGCTGATGTAGTCGGCGTTGACGGTGTTGGCGATCTGGTCGGCCATTGCCAGGCGTTTGATGTGGGCGACGACCCCGATGGCGAACGAGGTCATTGCCCGCTGGCTGTGTGTTCTTTCAGGAAGGTGTCGACAAGTTCGGCGTGGCTGCGCTTGTCGCTGGATGCGACGTCTCCGACGATGAGGTGCTGGTCGGCGTCGAGCCATTCGCTGTACTGAAAGATCAGCTCCCGCACGGAATCCATAGCGGAGATCATGTCTGGGGTTACGGCGACGGTGATGGTAGATGCTGCTTCGGCCATGACTGTTCCTCTCATCGACCGGCCGGTTAGTGCCCGGATTTGTTCGGGTGTTGCTGCCTGTAGGTACAGTTCGAAGCGCTGCTTTGTTGCGTTCGGTTGCGGCTTTGTCTGCGGCGGTGAGGTGTGGGCGACGATGCCGATGGTGTAGGTCATCGTGGCCTTATGCGTGTGGTTTTCACGGCGACGGTGGTGTGTGGTGTGAGTCGTGGTGTGATGCTGCCGTAGTCGTATTCGGGGTCGATGGCGATGGCACATCTGACCCATCCGCACGCCTGGATTTTCTCGACGACGCCTTCGTGTTCGAGGCCGTCGAAGTCAACCCATACATCGTCGCCGGGTTTCATGTCCCCTCTTCTTGGTTCCTACTTGTGCCGCCACCAGCTGAAATCATTGTGCTCGTTGGCTTTGAAGACTGTTGCCACTTGTGGGCCGTGGATGAGTTGGTCGGCGTGTTTGGTGTAGGCAACGTAGTTGAGTGTCGCCATGTCGCCGATGATTGTTCCCGGGGCGTCGTCTTTGTGCCAGACGCGCCGAAGTTGGTCTTCGTGGTCGGCGGCCATGTCGTGTGCGAATGCCATGACGGTTTCCCGGTCGCCGCCCACGATCCCCGCGTTCAGTAGGGTGCGGTCGGCGTGGGTGTCGATGAACTGTTGCAGGTGTGTGGCTTTGTGGTTGTTGCGCATCCAGTCGATCCCCACAACGGCGGGTTCGTGCCCGATGTACAGCTTCCCGGGTTGCATGTGTTCCCACGGAGGGGTGAGCATTTCGACGTCGGTGCCGTCTACGCACCACACCCATTTGACGTCGGGGTTGGCGCGGAGCCATTGGTAGTACAGGTACCAGCGCGCGAAGTATGGGTTATCGACTGGGCTGGTGACTCGCTCGAATGACGCTTTCGGGTGGGTGAATGGGTTGTCGCACAGCACGACGGTTTCACCTCCAGTGATGGAGGTGATCAGCGTTTCGAGCAGTTTGACGTCGGGCCGCATGCGTGTGCCGCGTTGCGGGTCGGGCTTGTTCGACAGCAGGCAGGTGAGCACCACATGCCGGTCGGGTTCCACGATGGGGATGTGGTGGCTGCTGGTGTAGTGGTGCTGCCAGTACAACTCGGCATTGCGGGCGGCGACGGCTTTGCGTTCCTCGGTCGGGACGGAACGCTTTACTTCCAGGTGCTCGTCCATGGAGTGGATGAGCTTGTTGGAGCCGCATACGTCGCCGTACCGGAACGAGGTGAGGCCGGCGTTGTAGATGCGGTCGGACCAGGAGGGGTGTTCCCATCCCCAGCCGCCGAACTCTGGGTCGAGGCCGCCGACTGTTTCGATGACGCTGCGGTGTGCGTAGATCATGCAGCCACGCGCCCCGGACAGGGCGAAGTGTTGGCCGTCGTCGTAAACCTTCGTGACGTCGTTGAGTTTCCGTCCGCCGGCGAGGTCGGTGAACTGGTACATCAGGTGCGGCTCGGGTGAGTCGATGTAGGGCTGAAACCAGTTGTCGGCGATCGGGTAGCAGTCGTCGTCGAACAGGAATATGTGTTCGCAGCCGTTGAGGAGTTCGAGGCATTTGTTTTTGGCTCGTGCGATGCCTGCGCGTTGGGTGAACCGGTAGGTCGCTGCTGGGTATGGTTGGTCGCTGGCGTCGTCGACGATGACGAGTTTGGCGTTGGGTGTGTGGCGGCGAATTTTGGCGATTGTCTCGTCGGCGATGGTGTTCCGGTTGCGGGTGGTGACTCCGATTCCGATTGGAGTTCCGTTGGTGGTTTCGGGAACGTATCGGGTTCCGTTGATCACGACGTCGGTCATGTGTGGGCTCAGTTCGTCACTCGTACCATTCGCCGCAGTCTGGGCAGTCCGCGTCGCCGCAGTAGCAGATGTTGCGGTCTGTGGTTCGTCCGGTTTTGCGTTCGCGGTGCCGGTTTCGGTGCGGCTGGGCGGCGTTGGATCTGCGCAGCTCCTGGCGGGCGCGGGCTGCCTCATCCATTGGTGCAGTCCATCGTCCAGCCGTTCTTGCGTGTGGTCACGCGGATTGTGGTGTCCTCGTGTTTCGCCCCGGCCATCGCGAGTGTCGCCGCTTTGGCGAGAGCGGCCATGATCGGCAGCATCCACGGCTCGTTCGGTCCAGCTTTCTGGACCGCTTGAACATCAGGTGGCGTGGTGGTCCACTGGCCGGGATCGGCGTGCATGAGCACTTTCCCGTCAACTTCGATGTGGATCACTGTTCGGCCGCTTTCTGTAAAGCTTTCGCGGGGACAACAACGTCGTTACTTGTTTTGTCGATCGTTATCGACAGGACGGGCGGGGTTGTGGGTGTGGTTCGGATGTTGATGACGCGGTGCCCGGTCGGCGCGTCGGCTGCTTGTTTCCGCAGCTGCTCCACCTCGTCACGTGTGAGGACCACATATTTGGTGTTGATCGCGGCTTCGAGAGCTTCGGCGATCAACCGGGGGGTGTCGAGGTGGGGCAGGCCTGCTTCTTCGGCGAATTGGCCGGCGAGCTCGGGGGGCACGCTGATGGCGCGCAAGCCGGGGAGAAGTATGGGGAAGGGTTTGTTGTTGTCGTCGCCGGGGTGGGTGAGGTTTTGCAGGGTGTGGGTGAGAAAGTCTGTGAACTCGCTCATCAGTTGCGTGCCTCGGCGAGTGCGCCCTCTGCGCGGGCAAGGTCGCGGCGGGCCTTGTCGACGCGCAGCTCGGCGGCGAAAAGACGACCAGCGGTGCGGGCAGCCTCTGCGGCCGCCTTGTCCTGCTCGACGGCGTCCGGTAGATCGGCGCCGCATGAACACCACTGCGCTGCTTCGGGATAGTCAGTTCCGCACGATTGGCAGGTCTTGGTGCGAGGGGATTCCACGGGGGTTACTCCTGGGCTGGTTCGGAGCGGGCTGGTCATCCTCGGATGCACCACCAGATGCGTGTGAGTAGCGACGGGGGCTTGTAGAGGTCAGTGGTGTTCCAGGGCTGTGGATCAGGGATAGTCAGTGATCGTCTGGTCCAGGATGGGGTGGCTTCTATGCGGTCCAGGATCATCTGGGAGACGCTGCCCGTGTACAGGCGGGTTTCGTCTTTGGGTGGGTCGATACGTCGCGACACGGCGATCAGGCGGCGGGCAAAACGCCGCATGATCCGGGCCGCTTGGCGTTTCATTCTGATCGGCCGCCGATGGTGCCGGCACCGTCCTGCAAGTTGATGCGCCACGACTCCGGGTCGATGTCGTTGGGGACTCGGCACGCTTTGCCGCAGGGGGCGAAACGGACACGATCGCAGGTGTCGCAAATGCGGAGGTGTTTGAGGGGCACGGCAACTTACTCCTGGCTGGTGGAGCGGGGCAACCGGTCAAGCAGCTGGTTGAGGATGTTTTCGGCGGCGGCGATGATTTCGGGGTTGCCGTCGCGGCGTGCGAGTTTGAGGTTGAGGTGTGCGCCTTGGATGCGTTCGGTGAGGGTGCGGGGCGCGGCGAAGGTGCTCATGGTTGGCCTCCCCGGAATGAATAAAAGCCCGAACCTGTGGAGGTCTTCGGGCTTTGGGCACACTTCACTTGCCGCACCCATGATGGCATATGAATCTGCATGTCGCAAGCAAGCTAGGGGATGTGGGGGTCGGTGTGTCTCATTCGAGGACTCCTGCGGGTAGTTCGTAGCCCAGAACGTTGGCGAGGTGCTGGAATAGTTGCGGTCCCCATTCGTGGTGGCAGTTTTGGCAGACGCATCCTGATGGGCCGATTTGGAGTGCGGGTTGTCGGACGGTTTCGCCGGCTGAGTTCTTCCGGTACACGATGGCGGTGTCGCAGGCGGGGCACGGGTTTGGGAGTGACCATTTCGGTGGCGGGTTGAGCATCGTTTTGATGGATTCGCACCAGGCTTCGATTCTTCCGGAGATTTGTTCGATGCCGTGGGTATCTTGGGGCCGCCAGGGTCGTCGTTCCAGTAGTTGGAGGCGTAGCACCGTTAGTGGTGTGTGTTCGCGGGTGAGGTCGCGTTGTGGAACGGGTTCCCATGCTGCGACGGTGGCGTCGATTTCGGTTTTGAGTTCGACGGCGTCGATGCAGAGGGGTGGTGAGGATTGCGGAATGCGGGAGGCGTTGCCTTGTGATCCGGGGATTTCTTCGGTGAGTTGGTCGTAGAGGGAGTCGCGCCATCTGGTGGTGCCTTCGGTGTATTCGGGTTTTGGGTCGATGAGCGCGGAGATGGCGTTTCCGAGTCTGGTTTTGGCGGCGGGGAGGTTGCCATCCTCTGCTGGTTGGGTCATAGGGTTTCCTGAAGTTCGTCGGGTGTCCACATGTTCAAGCAGTTGAGGCTCGTTCGCCGGGGATGAGCCTGGGGATTCGGGAGATCTGTTCTTCGATCTCGTCCATGCGTTTTTCGCGGTCTTCAACAGTCGGAGCGTCGCTTGTGATGGCGTCCGGGGCCTGGAATTTATTGGCGTCGGGACTGATTGGTCGTCGGGATATTGACTTGGGTCGAAGCTCTCCCTTGTTGTGGACTACGTGCGCGACGTTGTATCGCGGCATCTCCGATTGAATCGCTGCTACCTCTGCGGTTTCGAGCTCAGCGCGGGTGGCGAAGTGTTGCATCGTGGAGCGGGCGACTGATTTGAACCATGCTTTGTCGGCGTGGTGTTGGTTGAATCGGCTTCTCGGGTTGTTTGTGATTCCGATGTAGAGAAGATCGTCTTCCGCGTTGTAGAAGCGGTAAAGAATATGAGGTTTGTCGCTCATGGGCACCTCCAAGATTCGGATTTTACCTTTGTTCGTAGATCGCTTGCGCTGCCCGCTCAATCAGCGCCGCACGCTCAGGAGTGCTCACTTGTCCTCGCCCTCGGTAGGCATGTCAGCAAGCGCTGCGCGAACCTGGCGGACTCGTAGGTTTCGCAGCCGCGAGGGCAGCACGAACAGATGCACGTAAGCGTGGACGAACGCCGCGAGTGCGAGATGGTCGGCGGGTGTGATGGTGTCCGGTGCGTACCGCAACCGCCACTCAAGGCTTGTGGGGTCGGTTGGATCGGGCCATGTCATCGTTGATCCGTCTTCGCCCGCGACTTTCAGCCACCAGCGTTTGCCGTTCATCGTTCCCCCTCGGTATCCAGTGCAGCGAGAACGTCATCAGCGCGGACCATGTGCGGGAACGTGCTCCCATCGAATGCGCGGGCAATCTTGCGCCGCCACTTCTCGTCTTCGGTTTCGGCGCACAGTTCCCGAATTAGTGTTTCCTGCGCCCGGAGACGCTCAACTTCGGCGACCAATTCTCGGACTAGCCCGACCTGGAAAAAGTCCATCATCGTGTCCGTGCAGCGCGTGTCGTCCAGCGCTGCTTTCGCGCGCTCCGCAGCATCTCTCACTGCACAGCCTCCAGTCGATCCGCCGCCAATCGCAGCCAAGCAACGGCGCTGTCGCGGTACTCCCGCCAGTCCTCCCTGGCGCGTCCCTTTTCACGCCACATACGCAGAGCGACCAGTGCGCCCCGGTATACGTCATCGCTGGCAAGCGCCTCAGTCGAGACGTTGATGTCAGGCATGGTTGTCTTCCCCCTCGGCCAGTCCGCTGCGATCACTGATCGCGGAAATGCGGGTGATTGTGCAGCCCGAGTCCACCAACGCGCTCACGAATCGCTCGCAGGCGATGATCCTGTGGAGGCGCGCTAAATCCTCGGGCGGCGTAAGTCCCGCCGCGTCCAGCAGCATCGCCCCTAAAAGCTCCTTGTTTTCATACGGATCTCGCCCACTCACTTGTCTTCCCCCTCGGCTACAACAGGCAGCGGCGAGAAGGGCGGCGGCCAGATTCCGTGCGCCGTCCGCCGTGGCGTAGCCCTGAGTGCGAACCTGGATATTTCCGCGCCCGTCGACCCAGGTGTCCCATTCGTCTTCTGGCGCGGTACTCGAAGACCATTCGTCCGGGTATTCGGCGTATGTCGCTTCGGGTAGTTGGATTACCGCCACGCCCGGAAGAGACGCGATGACTTCTGTGAGTACAGCACGCAACTCGGGGTTGTTCATTCGTCGCCTTTCGGTTCTCGGTTTCTGTCAGTGAGCCGCCCGAAGTGGATGACCCGACCGGGCAGCGGCTTCCCCGGACGAATCGTGTTAGAACAAGGCTGGCCTTTGGGGGCTTTGCAGATGTCACACGACCTGCACGACACCGCCTCCAGGACACGCGGATCATCCGCACACGACACAAACAACGTCATCAGTCCGGCCACCTGCCAATAAGCAGGTTGTGTGGCCAACCCTTACCGACACATATGTGCGCCTCAAACAACTCCCACGTCCAGCGTTTCCCACCCCACTCGATGTGAACGAATAACCGATCTCCGTCCACGCTGACGCTGTCCACCCGTCCGCCCTTCATGAAGAAAGGCATGGGTCCGTTGTTCAACAGCAGGTCCACGTAATCGGTTGTTGCCAACATCAGATGACCGACTTCGCCTCGATCTGGTCGGGGGTCGGAGTGTTCGATGACGCCCCAGTCGCACTCCCACCAGTGGCTGCATTGGATCTCTTCGTCCGGTCCGTACGGTCCGGGGCATTTGCATGGTCCGCGCGTTCCGCGGCGAATCTCGAGGCTCACTGCTCGTCTCCTGCTGTTGATTGCGGGGGCTGTACGCCACGCTGAGCGACTTTCACACCCTCCCCCTTGTCGCCGCCGCTCATGACATCCGCCCACGCGCCAAAGCGCCCGTAGCCGCCAACTCCGCATCCCGAACCCTCACGTCATGAAACGAAGACCGCCGCAACACCACACCCGTCCCCGCAACCACACAACGAGAACCCACACCCGCCTTGCACCACGAGCACCGCACCGTCAACGCATTCACCTTCGGCCGCGCAAACACCCTCGGCTCCGGTGTCGGATCCCCGTACCGGTCAGGCACGATCAATCGACTTCATCTCAGCGACCCGGCCAACCGCCGCAGCCAGCCGGCGCTCCAACTCCGCGTCACGGGCATCCTCACGAGCCTCACGTTCCGCCGGAGTCTCCCGTTCGCACCGATCCCGCCGGATCGCACGGGCAGCATCAACAAGATCCTTCGGCAACGGACGAAACCCGCTCCCATGATCGGAATACATCTTCGTCACCCCGGCCAACACGTCGGCCTGGTTGAACTTCCACAGTTCGATCTGCTCAGCCCACGCCTCGACGGTGGCGCGGTTCGGCTGAGGAAACCACGGGTCGTATGCGGCGCACTTCGCGAGCGCCTGAGTGGCGATTTGCCGGTAATTCATTGCCCAATGGCCTTTCTTTCGTCGTGGTCGTCGTTTCCGAGAGCCAGCCAGCCCATGACTTTCGCTTCGCCGGCGGTGAGGTTGCTTGATCGAGACGACTTGATGACATCTCCGAGGACTGTTGGGAGGTATTCGGGGAGGTTGCAGTTAGGCCTTCGTTCCCATTCGCGCAGGGCTTCCCGGATAAGGGCGTCCGGTTGTCCTTCGCGGGTGAGCTTCTCAACCTGGACTGCCAGCCGGTCCACAGTGGCTTTCGGATAGGTGTTGCTTCCAAGCTCTTGACGGACGACGGTCTTGGATGCGGAGGATGGTTGCGGTTTTGAGGGCTTGTTGACGAGTTCGATTGAGACCGGTTCCGTGTCGACGACGACGGGTGGTGAGTCGTACGGTCCGGGCGGTGGCTCGGGCGGAAGCGGGACTTCCTCGTCCCCTGCTCCCCTGCTCCCTTTCCCCTGTTCCCCTGTTCCCCTGTTCCCCTGTTCGTGGGTGAGACTCTCGTGAGGGTCTCCAGAGGAACTCTGGAGGGACACTGCCGTGTTGACCATATCCGCTGGTGGGAGTGGATATTTGTGGCCAAGACTGGGGTGATTGACCCGCTGATGCTGTTTCCACTTGGTGATGTACAGCAGATCCTTGAGACTTCCGTTGTGGACGGCTTTGTAGCGGGTCACCTGCCCACCGCTGGCTAGTCTCTCCAGATCTTCAGTGACTCTCTTGAGGGTCTCTAGAGGTTCTCTGGCGAATTCATCGGCGTACAGATCGGCAACGATGGAGACGAGTTTGTCTGCGCCAACACCGTTGTCATCTACATACGACCACAAGCCGATGAACGTGAGCCGGGTCGAGATAGGCAGTTTGGTGATGTCGTCGGATCGCCAGAACTCAGGCTTGATTGACCTGATCCTCACTGCACACCACCGCCCGGGAGTTTGGCTGTCCTGTTGCCGCGGATGACGAAGGCGGGATTGATGGAGGCACGCATGGCATTCAGCGCGGCGTCGTGTGCGTCAAGTAGTAGTCGATTTCCGTGTGACCGCAACTCATCTACGGACATCGGGTTTGATTCGTCTGGAACGATCCTTATCACCAGGCATCAGTCCTTTCGCGTCGGGCATTCGTCTTTGTGTCCCTGTTTGTTGGGGTGGCAGCCGCAGTCGGGGCAGCGTCCGCGGCGGATCAGTTCGGGGCGTGAAAAGGGCAGCCAGATCTTCGGGTCGGTCACGTCGCGTCCTCGGGTTCTTCGAAACCCGGGCACCCGCACGGTCGGCCGTGCCCGTCGAGCGCTCGGCATGGGCCGCCGTGTTCGGGGTCGTCGTGCTGGAGGCCGTAGCAATCGCACAGTGCGCACGGGGTTTCGTCGTAGTTGATCGGGTCAGGCATCGAACATCGACTCCATCTGCGCTTCGAGGACTGCGCGGCGGTTGGCTGCGGCGGTCTGCGCGTGGTGCTCGCGGTCGTAGTGCAGGTGGCAGCCCTGGCACATGGCGCGCAGGTTGTCCTCGTCGCAGTCCTCGGGTGTGTGGTTGAGGTGGGCGACGGTGAGCACGACCTTCGATCCGGTGCGGGGGTTCGGCCAGTCGTGTACGGCGGTGCAGCGGCCTGGCGAAACCTCGGCTATGCCGTCCTCGGTGAGCCACGCTTGCCATGCGATGTCGGTGTCATCGCCGGCGTGGTCACGTCCGCACTCGCCGCGGCACTCGCACATCCGGCCGGCGCGCACGAAGCGGATCCGGTCGCTGATCTCAGACCAGTTCGGCGGGTACCGCTTGCGATTCTCAGGCCGGATCGGCATCGGACGCCTCCGGGGGTCGTTTGTCTTCCGCCAGTTCGATGGGATGGCACGGCCCTTTATGGCCTGGCGGACGCCGACAGCCGCCCGTTTGATCTGACGGCCCGAGGTTTTTACCCCACGGTGCGGGGAGTGTCCCGTTGCAGACGATCACTCACCCACCTCCGGTAGGTGGATCACGCGCGCGGGCAGATGGATGCTTTCGCTGCCGCATTCGACGTCGTATCCGGCTGGCCACCAGGGCTCGCCAGCTTGGGTGTAGCGGTGGTCTTTCACGTACACCCCGCCGTCGTCGGAGCGAACGACCGCGCCCTCTGGTAGCGCGTCGAGTTGCTCCACGGTCTCGATGCGCGGCCGCACCACCGCGACGATCTCGGCGGCCTGATGTCTCCCGTGGGCTCCTTCGCCAGAACCGAACCATCCACAGGTGCAGTACTCGACACGTGGGCCGTGATGCCCCAGATCGGCACCGTTGTACTGGTGCAGGTTCAGCACCTTGGCGATGGGGGTTTCGAGGTCACGCATGTTATCTGAGGTCGTCTGCGGCTGTATCCGCTTGTGTGTTCTTGGGCGTCGCGTCGTAATCGGACGCAATCGCCCTGCCGGCGTACCTGCTTAGGACGGGGCATTCCTGGGGTTGATGTATGGCCAGGCAGTAAGGGCACGAGTGGTCCTCAACGAACGGCCCGTAGCGCTCGTCGGGAATCAAGGCGAATGTCGACGCATCATCCTGCGGCCTGGTGCGTATCCACCCGCCGTAGTCATGGTGCCACCGGGCGTTGAACCTATCGCGCCAAGCTCGATCGCGGTGTTCAGAGCTCAAATGCGGGATGTCGGTCCCTTGCGTTGAGGCCTTCATAGTCATTCCCTCCCTGCGGTTCTCGGTAATAGGAAACATGTGCGCGCTGTAGTAACTGCGGACCACCAGGCCGGATGGCGAACGGTCATCGATTCAACCCCTGATAAGCTACGAACTCGTCAAGCGATGTGGCGCAGTGCCCCGGGCCGGCGCCCGCGAGACCGAGCACTGTCAGCATCGCGTCGTCGACGTTGTTCCGGTCGGCCTTGTAGGCGCCCATCAGCACGGCCCGAAGATCCGCCGGAAGGTCCTGGGCGAACCGCCTCGGTCAGCGTCGCGGCGGCCGTCACGATGCCCTCCGCTTCCGGTAGTAGTACCTCGCCTCGAACGCCCACAGCTCACGCGGCACCGGGCGGCCAACCCGCTCGTAGCGGCGTGCGATGGTGCGCGCCGACAGCCCCATGCGCTGCACGGCGCGCTCCACCGATTCGCCTGAGGCGAGCAGAAACTCGAAGTCCTCCACGTCGCACTCGGCGGCCTCAACGCTGCGCACGAGTGGGCGGATCTCCGTCAGCGGCACCCCCCTCAACTGCTGGGCGCGGTGGGCGGCGCACAGCCCATACGCCTTGACGGGCCGATCGCACGAGCCGAACGCGCACTCGGCCATCACGCACCCGCCTCGTCGATCGCGCGGATGGTCGGGCAGGGGTAGCCGACGTATCGGGGCGCAGCCATCAGGCTGCAGGCGTGGCAGCAGTCGTACTGTGGTGCGCCGCGATATTCGTATCTGGTGGGGCGGTGCAGCACCCGAACCGCCGTGATGCCCGCGGTCTGTCGTTCGGCGAGCTGGACGGTCGCCGCCGGAACCTCGGGTGCCTCGCCGAGCGGTTCGAGGCCATCATCTGTCGCGTTCATGACGCCTCCGCGGTCGGGTAGTGCAGCACCAGCCACAGCGCCGCGGTGCTCGCTGGTGCGTGGATGACGGGTTCGGGTGTGGACACGTGCTCGGTGTCGTCGTCAGGCACCACCCCGGCATCGACCAGGCCGTCGACGAGCGCCTTGACTGTGGGCCACAGGTTGTGGCGGTCGCGGCGGCGGTTCCGGCTGGGCTGGTAGTGCAGGGTGACGACGAGCCGATCCGCGCGGGGGAGGTTGCGTGCGAGCAGTGCCGCCGTGTCACGAAGGTGGCGGGTGGTCCTCGCCTTGGCAGCCCAGTGCATTCGCTGGTTCGCGGTCAGGGGCGGCCGGGACCAGGGCAGGTCGATGCGAACCTCGAACGACGCGGTCACTGCGCACCGCCGATCTCGGCCAGCGCCGCCGCGAACCGAGCACCACCACCATTGCACTGGGTGACATCGCCGATCGTCGCCAACCCATGCCGAGAAAGAACCGCCAGGATCTTGATCCCGCAGTCGATCTCGGCCTCGGTGTCGTCGTCGTAGTCGGTCGGCTGATTGGCCCAGTCCAACGCCAGCACGCGAACCTTGGACAGCGCTTCGATGTGGTCGTTGATGACGCTGGCGGGCATCTCCAGGTCGAGAAACTCCGCGCTCATTGGGGCGGCCCGTCGAACAGCGCAGCATCAGTCCCCGCGGCGGCGGCCTTGATCTCGTCTTTCCGCGCATTCCACGCGTCCTGCAGCGGCTTCTGGTGCGGACCCAGGTTCCACGACGCGAGCTCGGCGCCGATGATCTTCAGCTCGTCCAGGGTCGCCGCGCTGGCGATCCGGCCCTCGAACTCCATAGCCTGCTCGTCGGTAATCTCGGGCAACCCCTTGGCGCGCGACTTCTTTTCCTCGGCCAGCGGTTCCACGACGAACGGTGAGCGCCTACCACGGGTCACGGTGAGCGCCACGGTCAGTCGACTGGGAATGTCGGACATATGCGAGATGCGGATGCCGCCGACTTTGTCCCTTCCGAACGTGATCTCTGGGTCGCGATAGATGGTGAGCCGGCGACCCACATACGCATTCCCGTCTGGACCCCACGCCGCGACGAGGACGCGGCGCATAGTCTTACTGGGCCTGTACGGTCGCTCAGGCCCGAACTCGTCGGTGATGAGCTCAACGGGCTGCTCGGCCGATCCACGTCGAACACCCGTGATAGTGACGATGCGGGGACCAGTCAGCAGGTCTTCCGCGTTGATCTGGTCCGACCGAGGCGCGATGTACTCGGTCATGTCGAATGTGTCGGACACTTATGCCTCACTTCCAAGCGTCACGAGCGGCTCCCAGATGGCCGCGATGGTCTTGGCGCGCTGCTGCAGGAACTCGCGTATGGCGGGTTCGTCGGCGGGTGTGACGCTCACATAGATGGACTTGTTGAATGCCTTGCGCTGCAACATGAGATAGAGCCGCAGAATGTGCTCTTCGCGGCCGTCTGGATAGTCCTCGGGGAATTCGAGGTGCGGCGCGTACCAGTCCCACCGGAAGATCAGGTTGAGGTCGGGGTCGGCGTTGCCCCAGTCCTCGTGGAAGTCCTGCCAGGAGTCGTACGTCTGCCAACACTCGGGATGTTCGATCGGCTGGGCGAGGTAGTTGCCTTCACTGCAGTAGTACGGGTGGTCGTACTCCCACAGGTGTTTGGTGTCGTCGCTTGACATCAGATGAAGATCTCCCGAGGTGTTTTCTCTGTGGCGTGCAGACCGACGATGGCTTCCCGGTAGTTGCGGATCATCTGCTCGGCGTTCTCCTCGAACTGGGCCACGGCGGCGATGATGGCGTTCTGCCACTGCGGATCTGGATAGACGCGTTGGATGTACATCGGCATGCCGCCACACCAGGACACGTAGTCGATCCATTTGCGGCCGGACACAAGCAGGCCACACTGCAGCTGGGCCATGTTTTCCGTCGGCACCGCGCCAGAGAGGATCGTGGCCAGCTGCGTCTTGGAGCGCCGTGACTTGATCTCGATCAGTCCGTCGTCGCCGACCAAACCGTCTGGGGAGTAACCGATCTTGAATCCCCAACGGTCCTCGACCATGAACCCTGTCTCGGTGACGGGCGCATAATGTTCGGCGTACTTGGCGCGCGCGAACGGCTCTTCCTCAATGCCGCGCATCATGTCGTCGGACACGAACGTCGGGTCGGTCCATCCGGTGATGCGCTCGGCGACCAGAAGTAGGGAGAGGCTACGCGAGTAGTCGCTACCGTCGGATGGTTCGATCACGGTTTCGCCACTGAGCCTAGCCACTTCGGCGCGCTCAGGATGCAGCGTCTTGATGACCGCCCCGGCCTTGGCTTTACTGCGGCATGGATCGTTCGCCGGGGCATCACATGCGGGGCAGTCGAACTCGATCGCGCCGAGCTTGCGCACGGTAATGAGCTGCCCGACCGTGGACGCGGTGATCATGCCGCGCCTCTGGTCGAACCACTCGTCCGTGCCCTGGATGACGTCGTCGAAGACGGTGAGAGTCACCAGCGGTCCCCGATCTCGTCGCGCGCATCCTCGCGGTCACCGAGCATCCCGGCGGGCCTGCTGTGCGTGGGGGTGACCGATGCGCGCTCGGTTTCGCTCATGCCGTGCATGGCGGCGGCCCACTCTTCGGTGCCGTACTCGTAGCGCATCATGGCCTGTCCACATCCGGCACAATGACTTCCGGCTTGAAGATGACCCGATAGTGGTCGGTGCTGACGTTCGCGCCCTCGACCTGCTCCACGAAGTAGCTGACGTTGTCGCTCAGTCCCAGGAAGTGTTTCTTGAAATTCGCACCTTCCTTGCAGGTCACGTCGAGCTTTTTCGACGCGGTGTCTGCACTGATCGAGCAGTACCCCTCAATCACCAGTAGGTACTTGTCGGTGATGCCGTTAAAGAACACGATCCGGCGCGGGATCTCGAACTGGTCGGCAGCCTTCGAGAGGTTCTCAGACGCCACGTCCGCGTCGGTGGAACAGCCCGCCAGCGCCGCGGCGGAAATGGCCAGCGCTGCAGCGCCTTTCTTGAAAGGGTTCATTCTTCTACCTCGATTCGGTCGGTCCACCACTCGTCGTCTTCCCAACCAGTCGGGTCGGGGTCTGGGTATGCGCGGAATCCCCACGCCAGAAACGCGAGAGCGCAGAGGATTCCAGCCACTACGAACAGGTCGCGGCACAGCATCACGAACGCCGCCCACGCGATCGCGGCGAACAGCCACGCCGCGATCCCACAACGCGCGCGTCACGACGCCAACTCCGCGTCGCGCTCAGCTTGCGCCAGACCTGCGCACCGCTTCGAACAAAACCGATGATCCGACCGCACCGGGACGAACGAATCACCGCAATGCCCGCAGGTGCGGAACTCCCTGCCACGCTTCAACGCCCGCCGCTGCTTGGGAGTCAAGCCGCCCCAAATGCCGAACTGCTCGTCGTCGTCGAGTGCCCGCTGCAGGCACTCGGCCCGTACCTCGCACCGCTTGCACATCGTGCGGGCCGGGGTGGCAGACTCACCCGTCGCTGGGAATAACAGCTCCGGGTCGGTCTGCGCGCACACCGCGCTCTGCCGCCATTCCTCGCCATCCCGCGTGGGCCTCACGCTGCCACCACCTTCATTCGCGCCACCGGCAGATCCCGCACCCAACCCCACAACTCACTGGCCGGGCGCTCAACATCGATCGCCGCGAGCGCGATCACCAACAGGCGCTGCAGCTCGGCGGCATCGAGCGTCGTCAGGTAGTCCCAAACCTCGCTCGGGTCTTCGTCGCGCACCATCCACGCCAACGTCGTCACGAGCGTTGCGCGGCGTTCGTGATCAGCCGGGGCGAGTCCTGTGGGCGGCACAGGTCGGCGTGACATGCGGCAGGTGTCGCCGCGGTCGCCGGTCGCCGAATGTACCGAGTAGCGGCCAGATCCCGTACTGGTCGGCCGCCCGCACATCGGGCAGAGCTGCGCGCTCACCGGTCACCGCCGTACCGGAGCGCGGCCCACACCGCGACGGCGCGCACCTTCTCGGCCTGCAACTCAGCCTGAATGTCAGACACGCGGCGGGAGAACCGGTTGGCGCGATGCCTGCCCCGGCTCATTCGGCACCGCCTGGAATCACTGGCCCATTGGCGTCGTAGACAGTGAGGTTCTTCGCCCCGGTGTCGATGCCCTGCAGGCGTTCCCGTACCTCCGCGCGTACCTGCTCCACCGCAGCCGGATCACCTTTCAGAGCATCCGCCATTTGGTTCGCGAGCTTGTCTGCCGCCTCGTCGCTGTAGCCCAAGAGGAGGATTGACACTGACGCCGCTCCGCTGGCGAACCCGTCGAGCCAGATATTGATCAGCACATTGGGGTTAAGACGCTGCACCACAGTCTTTTTCGTGCTCATTCGGCACCGCCCGACACCAGTCGCATGCCAAGCTCATACGCGTGCCCAGCCGCGTCCTGGGCGGTCTGCCGCGCATCGTTCGGGCACCACACCGGCCACACCCTCGGTGAGTCCAGAGAGTCGCACAGCTCTTCCATCAGCTCGCACGCCTCATCGACCAGGCGCGGCTCCCTGGTCAGCAGCAGCGAAATCGCCCGCGTCACACGGGAATCGTTCACGCCCTCACCCCCGCGTCCGCTGCGCGCTCCGGGCAGTAGGCGGCCATCGACGCGCCCACCAGATACGCCGCGTCGTTGACGTCGATCGTCGAGTTGCGGGCAATCAGCGTCGCGACCTGCGTCCAGTGCGCGCCCGCATCGAGAAGCGCGCACACCTGGTGCCCGGTGTTGATCGCGTACGCGGGGCTCGGGTAGGTGATGCCCCGCTCATCGAGCGTCATCAGATACGCGTCGTCGATCACCGAGTCGGCATCCGCGTTGGCCGCGAACCCGATACTCGCACCGGCGAGCACCGCACCAGCCGCCACCGCGGCCAGGAACCGGCGCGCGGTGCGCTTGTGCACTGTCACATGCCTCATGACGCGCTCACTTCCTGGTCGATGATTTCGCCGTACCGATCAACCTCGATGCAGGGCACCACCACGCGCCGCGCCTTCGCCTTGTCATCCAGCGGCACAAGCTCATCCAGCCGCACCCCCACCTGAAGGAACCGGGCCTCGTCAGCGGGCAGACCGAGGTAGATCAGAGACATCATGGGGTGAGCGCAGAAGTGCAGACCTTTGCCGCAGTCGCGCCAGTTCGGGCCCCAATCGGGGGCCTCGGGGGTCGAGCCGGGTGAGTAGTCCACGCCGCGGTCAGTGGTCCACTGCTGATTGACGGCTTTGTACAGGTAGGCGATACCGTCGGCGACCAGCACGCCGTGGTAGTCACACCATGTGGCCGGGTCGGTGAGGTCGAGTGCGGTCATGTCGATGACCGCGCCCTGGGCATCCAAGGTGACACGTTGTGAATGCAGATGGACGGCAACATATTTGCCCGCCTTGACGTGCGCAGAGCCCCACGCCACGACGTGCGCAGAGCCCAACGCCACGACGCGCGCAGAGCCCCACGCCTCGACGTGCGCAGAGCCGTACGCCACGACGTGCGCAGAGCCCAACGCCTTGACGTGCGCAGAGTCCCACGCCTCGACGTGCGCAGAGCTGTGCGCCTCGACGTGCGCAGAGGCGTGCGCCTCGACGTGCGCAGAGGCGTACGCCTCGACGTGCGCAGAGCCGTACGCCACGACGTGCGCAGAGCCCCACGCCTTGACGTGCGCAGAGCCGTACGCCACGACGTGCGCAGAGCCCCACGCCACGACGCGCGCAGAGGCGGAATCGGCGAGACGCAGCCACACGCCAGGATCAGATTCGATATAGATCACATCGGCGCGGTCCGCGAGGGCCTGATCCAATTCAGCTTGAGTGTGGACGGTGACGCTCATGACGCCACCGCCTCGGCGGTCAACGCGCGCGACAGCAGAGCGGCATGGAACCGCAACAGGTCTCGCGTAGTGGACTCATCAAGCCCGGTCGCCGCCGCGTGACCGCCCTGGCCGTCGAGTAACGCGACCGTCCACGGGCCAAGGCTGAGCTTTGTCGCCATGCCGGCGAGAACCTCACCGTCGGGCGTGGTGACGACGGCATCCATGCCACCGCCAGCGGTCTCGTGGACCTCGTATGGGTATGCTGACATTGCAACCTTCCTTATGGTTTTTGAATGGGGCCTCGCGCTGCGTCACCAGCGTGGGGCCTACTTCTCTTGCGGGATGTCTGTTGTCGCTTCGAGCGCCGCGAACTGGGTGGCGCGGTCCCGCAGATCAGCGATCAGCTGGCGGGGATACGGCACGGTGGCCAGACTCTCGATCCATGCCGCAGCTTCGAGTAGCAGCTCAGAATCGTTGACCTGGTTGGGGGTGGAGGCGTGGGTGCCCGCCAGGGATGGCGCCGCGTCTGCGATCATCTCGAAAGAGGCGTCGATCGCATCCCTGACCCACTTCGGGTAACCCGGCGGCACGGGGCTCTGCGGCTCGCTCGACCGCACCAGGTCCAGGTCTTCGAGGTCGAGGAAGTCGCCGGCCTCCCGCTCAGAGAAGCCCTTGCGCCGCTCGTCGTATGCCGAGAGCAGCGTCTCGATGCCCAACTGCCGCGCCACAGAGCTGGCGAAATCCACGGGGCCGCGCAGCAGGCCAGCGATCGCGGCGATCACGCCTTGCCCCCACACGACGCCGCGACGCCCGCAGCGAGGCCGCCCCGCAGCTCGTCGAGTTCGTCCTCCAGCTCCTGCACCCGGGTCAGCGCCTCGTCGCGCTCGCAGCGGGCCTGCTCGGCTGCGGCCGCGTAGTGGGCGAGTTCGCGGTCCTGCGCGGCCGCGGTGTCGATCGCGCCGCTGTACATCGCGCGCAGATTCGCCACGGTCGCCGCAACATCCGGCAACCCCGCCGCCAACTGGCGCTCCACCCTGGCCGCGAGCGCCTCCACACGCTGCAAAACCCGAGTCGCGTAGGATTCGTCACTCACTGCCCAACCCCCTCCCAAACAAACGGCTCATCAACCCAACCCGCCGGCACCGCACCAGCGGTGTCCAACGCAAAGAACACCTCGGCCGCCAAATCCTCCAGATCAGCCACCGTCGAGTAATCCACCAGCGGCGCATCCAAACCGATCAACGGCAGATCTGCCCACTGTTCAGCGTGGTCGTCGATCCACCCTGGCCGCGACACACTGACACCCCCATCGGACGGGCCGACCACACGATCAACCGCCCTGCGGCTCAACGAATCCAGCCACGAATCAACAATCGACAGACACGTAAACCACGCGTCCCGCAACTCACCCCATACCATTCCCCAGAGCCCCTTTCGTCCAGGTGTTGACGAGCGCATGAACGCCCTCATCGGAGCCGATAACCTCGTTATCAATGCGAAGGTCCGGCGTGAAACGTGTTGCCACCCAATGCCCGTTGATGAAATCCGCGCGGACCAGCCGCCCATCCGGCGTGTACGCATGCCCTGCAGAATGCGCAGAAATCATGGCGATCACGCCGATCTCGGTTCGTAGCTGCGGGATTTCATCCATTCATCGACTTCGTTCAGGTCGACGCGGGCGTCCCGTCCTTTCCCGATTGGGTACGCTTTGAGGTCGCCGTTTTTGATGGCCGCGCGGATGAGTGCGTCGGTTTTGAGTTGTAAGTGTTCGGCGGCTTGTTTCAGTGTGGCCCACCTGGGGTTGTTCATTTCGTGCCTTTCGGTTTCGACACCCACACGGGACGTTTCGGTTTCGGCCAGTGCTGGATCGGAGGCCGCGGGCGATGAATGAAAACGTCATCGCCTCTCCCTCATCGCGTTGCGGATGATGGTCAACTGGTCGATCAGATCCGTGAGTTCATCGGCGTCCAGGAGAACGTCACCATCGCGGTATCCATCACCGACGTACAAGTAGGCCAATTCGGATCCGTTGTTTTCCCCGAGTCCAACGGTCACACCGCCGTAACCCTTCTTAAGTACCTGGATCGGCTCTGCGTAGAAAGAGAAGCTCATGACACGGCCGCCAACGCGAGTTGCCCGGTGCCACCGAGACGCTTATGCAACTCGGCCAAACCCTTCGGCGTGATCCGCACCGTCGGCTCACCATTCACCCACTCACCGCGAGACTCATGCCAAAACGGCTTCGCCACCTTCTCCGCGAGACGACCCGTCTCCAACTGAGTGCGGTACGCCTTCCACCGACCCTGCCGCTTAAACACCCAACCGATGCTCGACATGTACTGGAACAGGGCTCGTTCCTTGATATTCACGGCCGGGTCGCGAGACAGGGCTTTCGCCGCATCCGACACGGAGTAGTCACCAGCCGCCTCAGCCAACTCGTTCCACGCCGACGCCGGAACCGACAACTCCAACGCCTTCGCCTCAGCCAGCTCGGCGCGGGTCTCAGCCTCCACCACCCACTGCGCCAAAGTCTTGCGGTCAGGAAGTGCAATGTTCGTATCGGCGGCGGCGTACCCACCCGTCTTGCGGATAGACGGCAACACCTCATGAGTCATCCACCGCTTGAACGGCTTCACCTTCGGAGACCGACTAATCATCAACAGCGACCACACACCAGCCTCAGTGACCGCGACCATCCGCTGAGGACCACCAGGGGTGTCCACGAACAGGTACACCCTTTCGTCGTCGTCCAACTGAACGATCGCGTCCCGGTACTTCGAGATACCGGCGGCCTCGCACACGTCCTTGGCAACCCAGTAGGGCTGATCGGTGAACACGTGACGCACGTCGTGTCCGTCGAACATGTTCGAGGTGGGCACGAGCCCTGGTTGTCCGGTGGTCTTGTCGAACACGGTCTGCTGCACCTCAGGTGTGTGATGGGTCAAATGCCAGTGCTCACCACTCGGGCACTGATAGGCGTAGAGACGTTCCTTGCGGTTGCCGTAGCCGGCGAACTTCTGTCGCTGCCACCGATTCGCTTCGGCCTGTGACCGGTACTTCTTCTTCCCTGGAGTCGGGCAGACCCCTCGGTTGATACGATTGAGTTCAGACATTCGAGCTTCTCCTCGTTGTCTCTGCCCTCACCTGCTCCACACAGGTGGGGGCTTCTTCTATGCAGCGGGTGTCTCGTCGCCGTCGGGGACGATGAGGAATATGTCCGTGAAGCAATCTGCGCCGAACGCTTCGACGCACCCCGCGATGAACCGGGGTCCGGGAGCGCTCTTTCCGGTCAGCACGCGGGAGACGGTGGTGGCGTCGACGTTGATGCGCTCCGCCAGCTCGTGGTCGTACTGAAGTCCTGCGAGTCGTCGAACCTTGGCGAGGCCGGGGCGGTTGATCTGCAAAGTTGCCAACACCTCTTACCTCTCTCTTTGACGTTCTGGCCTGCACACTTGCGGCCATGCGATTGAATGTACACATGGGATTGCGTGCACGCAAGCACTAAAGATAACAGTTTGGTAACGGGCACCGATTGCGCCCGTGCAGTGCTGAAACACAGACGTGTAATTCCCCAAGCAGCACGCTTGCGTGCACGCAAGCGCGTTTTCCCACTACCTATGCTTGCGTGCACGCAATAGACTGCGGGGGGTGAGCACATGGTGGAACTACGTCACTCGCATTGCGGGAACGGAAGAACAAAAGGCGATAGCCGCAAAGTCAAGGATTGGCCCGACGGTCATCAACCGATGGGCCAACGGGAGCACTGCTCCTAGCGCGCAATCAATCGTGCAACTCGCCCGCGCATACGGCCGCCCACCCGTCGAGGCGTTTGTAGCCGCCGGCTACCTCACCCCCAGCGAGGCCGCCGACGTCATTGAAGTGCACTACGGGCCAGATCGGATCAGCGACGCCGAGCTGGTGGCGCAGATCGAAATACGACTAAAGGAGGCACGAGATGTCATGGAAGCTCAGACGGAGAAGAGAACACCGCGCGAAGCGCGTCAAGACAAGGAGGAAGACCTAGGCGCCAGGCCCGGTGAACCGCCGCAACCGCGCCAGCCTAGGGCCAGCGAAACAGGCCCTGCGATCCACGCCCACGTCGCCAGGAGCGTCCGGGCGCGTCAACGCCGCAAGGACTAGGCGCGCCCGGTCCAGCGACCACATTGTTGGCGGGCACTCATCCATCGCGTTCAAAATCCGCGCCAGCAGAGTGTCGAGATCGTCATCAAACATGGGCTGCACCTACCGAAATGAACAACACCGGCCGCCCCTCGCAACCGGATGCGTAGACGCTAACGGATCGTTGCCAAGATCGACACACGAAGCCCACAAATGGGAATATCACGATTAGATAACCGACAGTGCGTCACGTTTGCCAGCCCCTCACCAGAAAGCGCACACATCCATGAACAACAACAACAACAACGCAGTCTCGCTGGGAAAAGTGATGGCCGCCGCGCTCGGCGTCCTCGCCCTTGTCGCCATCGTCTCCGCCCGTGGCGACAAGGACGACGACGCCACAACGCAAGCCGCCACAACGCCAACCACCACCACAGCGCGCGTGAACCCGTATCGGACCATCCCCGGCAACGGCTACCACAACATGGGCGGCGCCGACGGATACGACTGGGGCACCTACACCGCCACCATCCCACCCGACTCCCCCGGCTGCACCTGGGCCATCGTCAGCGTCTCCGAGTATCGCGGCGGCGAAACACTCCGCGAAGGTGAAGCATCATCCGGCACCGTCCGCGCGAACATCCAACCCGACGGTGTTGCGTCGTGGACCGGCACCATCAACGGCGACCACCGCATCATGTTCCGCACAAGCGGCTGCGGAGCCTGGACCATGACCGAGTGAGAGTTCAGGCCATGAGTTCAGCAAGCGCGGACATGGCCTCTACATGGCGCGACCGGTCAGCGTGCGCATACCCCCGGTGCGCATCCACCGACGCGTGCCCAAGGATTTCCATGCGCGTCTGCTCATCCACACCCGCCGCGCGCAGCAGCGAAGACGTGGTATGCCGCGAGTTGTGCGGCGGCAACGACTCAGTGGGGCCGATCACCCCAGCGGCACGGAACACACTCCGCCAAACGTCATAGTCCGAACGGGGATCGATCGGCTTCCCTCCCCTATGCCACACCAAATCATGCGGATTAGGCACACGCAATCGCAGCATCGCCTCATACAGCGGCGGCAGCAACGGCACCTCACGCCACCCGGCCTCCGTCTTCGGCCGGGTGAACAGCAACGAGCCCTCGCATTCCTGATATTCGAAATGGGCCGGCAGGTCCCACCGCGCCTGCGGGCAGGCCCACGCCCTCGTCTTCCCGCACGGCCAATACGGCGGCTTCTGTGGGCGATCGGCCCGGGCCAGGGGGGACGGCTCAGGTAGCGGATCGCCGCAGCCGTGGACGCGGGTTTCTGATTGCAGTTGCCAAGCGATCGTCATCCACCCCTGGGCAGGGTTGTCGACGTAGGGCCAGCGCAGGCCGAGGAGTTCCCCGCGGCGGGCGCCGGTCAGGAACCCGGCGGCGATCCGCACCGCGTCGGGTTCGTCGCATACCTGGAACGCGGTCCGGATGATGTGCTGGGCCACGTCGGCGGGGAAACCGTTGCGTTTGGCTTTCCGGTACTGGGGTTTGTCGACGATGGCTGCCACGTTGCGGGTGGCGACGCCTTCGGCGACGGCATCGTCGAGGGCCTTCCGCAGGATCGTGTGGACCAGTTCGGCGGTGCGGGACGCCCCGATCTCTGTGTGCAGGTCCCGCACATGCTGGGGGGTGAGTTTGTCGATGCGTTTCGCGCCGAGGACCGGGTTGATGTGGTTGATGACGGCGGCCCGGTAGTCGTTGAGGACTCCGGGCCGGACTTTGCGTTTGGCGTGGATGTTGTCGATCCAGTGGAGCATCCACTTCTCCACGGTTGTGGATGAGGTGGTGGCTATGCGTCCCTCTTCGACATCTCGGCGGAGCTGCTTGAGTTTGTCCATGGCGGTGTTGCGGTCCACGGAAGACACCCACTTGTAGCGGCGTTTCCCGTCGCGGCCGGGGGGGAGTTCGACGCGTCCCATCCATTTGCCGTCGGCTCGTTGGAAGAACGCTCCGTCGCCTCGTGTGCGCCGTTTCTTGGCCATGGTTCACCCCTTCTTTTGGGGGTCACCCTAGCGTTAACCCTATGCGGAGGGTAGTTGTTGCGCAGTAACCCCTGGTTGTTACGTTTAACCTGCGCGTTTGACAAGCACATCGGTGATATGAAGGGTACCATCCACTGACTCTTAATCAGCGGGTCGGGGGTTCGAAACCCTCACGGCGCACAGGTCAGAGGCCATAAGCCTCGGAGGGGATCACCCTAAAGGTAACCCTAGAGGGGATTTCACTCCCACCGTGGGCAGGGGCCTCAGAGAGTACGACGGCGCGACGACATGGAGGACCGGTTTATGCCATCAATCGTGGCGAATCAGCGCTACGATTGATGAATGTATCGATACCGCCCCTGTGCGGACTGCGGGCAGACGCTCAAGAAGATCTACCCCCACGCAGACCAAAAGATTGCATGGGGCCATGCATCGCTGGAAGACGCCCGGTCTTGCACACGCAACAGAGATGACCGTCCATGGCCAATCCCGAAGCCATGCCTACATTCCGTCGTCTTTGACTCACTGCCGCCATTCTGCGGTGAATGCGGAGAGAAGTTGGAGACGTAGTGGCGCGCACTCTTGGTGTTGTCCCGGAACCGGAACGCTCCCAACTGTTGAAGGCCACGACTGCTCATGAGAAGGCCGTGCAGGCGTTGGATCGGAAGCGCCGGCAGGTGGATGCGGTGTTGCATGAAGCGGTTCGTGCTGCTGCGGCTGCTGGTGGTTCTGTCCGGGAGATAGCCGTACTCACCGGGAAATCAACCAACACAATCCAACGATGGCTCAAGGAGCAGCGGTGAAGATCGAGACAGCAGAGGTCGCTGGGTTCATCAACAACATGGGCAGTTGGAAGTACTGCCACATCGAGGCGGGAAGCGTCCGCGTGACCGCCTACTCAGATGGCCGCATTGAGATTCCTGAGGTGCACTACCGCGACATAGGCAATCTGGTGTCTTGTCTGTTGTTCATCACGCAGCACGGCGAAAGACTGTGGTCCTGACATGTGTGGTGGTTGTGAGGGTTCCGGTGCGCACTCCCCCAGGTGCATAACGCAGCCGGGATCGGTGTGGCGGCGTTTGGCGGATCAGGCCGAAGCGTTGGGGGATGTGATTGGTTCGAATGATCCTGAGGCGGCGAACCCGGTGTACAGGCTGGCAGGACGATTCATGAAGAAATGGGAGGACGCAAGCCGATGAGTGTTCTTGCTTGGTATGAATCCCGCTTCGATGAGACATTCGGCAGCGACGAGGAACCGATGCACACCGTGGGGCGCGTGTTGTATTACGCATCGATCGCTACGTGGATGGCGCCGTTCTTTATGGTGACGTTCGTGTTGATGGACGTCATTGACGAGTTCATGGACGCCTTGTTGAACCGACCGTAGACATGAAGAAATGGGAGCAAGCCAATGGGTGACATGACGTACAACAACGTGACGTTCACGAACTACAGCCTGAAACCCGGTGTGCCGGTGTCGGCCGGGAAACATTTGGAGGTGTTCGCCGACGGTGGCAGACTTCTGGTCGTCGTTGTTGATGGGGTGGTGCACATATATCAGCGCGGCGACACCAGCACGGATTTCATGTTGCACAGCAGAGTCGACACGAAGAACGCGCCGACCAGCTGAAGACATGAAGAAAGCCGCCCCCTTGCACCGGAGAGGTGTGCAAGGGGGCGGCTCTCGTAGACAGTTGCCATTGTCCAGGCCATCAATACTACTACCGTGTCATGACAGGATTGCGTATGCGAGGAGTGCGCCGCACGCAACCAACAACAGCAACACCCACACCCCCACATAGCCATGCTGAGTGAGGCGCCTCCTGAAGCCTGATGCTTCACGAGGCGTGGATTAAGCCAGGACGTGAACCAGCAGCGCGACGATCATCCCCGCGACGACAGCCAGCCACACCGACCGCCACAACTCCAACTGCGGATCACTCATCGTCTGATTCGTCCCAATAGCGATTCACCAAACCATCCGTGACATACCCCGGCTGCCCTACCGGCTTCACGGTCGCACCCACGTTTTGAGCGCGTCCCACAGGAATCCCACCGTCACAACATGATCTAGGAACGTGCACACTCGAACGTTCACGTCAAACCCCTCTCACAGCGCTCATGCGTTCCGGCTCGATGGACAACCGCGAATGTGCCCCGCAGTTGGTGCAGCGGCGCATCGTGTATGTCAACACGTTCGCTACATATCGGCGCGGAATGACCACGGTTTCACTGCCGCACCGGTTGCACACCGTCAGTTTGTCCTCGCCGTCCACGAACAGTGCGGGATGGTTTTTGATGTGTGGCCGCAGGAAGTCGTACAACCCCTGCGTGGCGATCACGTCACCGGCGCAGTAGGCGATGAGACGTTCCCGGTCCGCGGTGCTCTTTTCCGTCACGGCGCGTTCCATCGCGAACCGGTCGTAGCGATCAGTTTTCGCGGGCAGCCCGACGATCTGGCAGAACGCGTCCAAACCTTTGAATGGGGCACCGGATTTGAACTCGCGGCGCAGCACCTTCAACGTGTCAACTGTTTTGAACGGCGGCAGCGGAGGTAACCCAGCCTCGATGTGCAGGTCACCTTTCAGCCACGGCACGTCCGCTTCGTCGATGTAGTGCCCGACGACGATATCGGCCTGCGACAGCATGTTGTGCACGCGCCGCAGGAACCGTTTGCGGCCACCTTTGTCCCATTCGGCGAGCTGGATAACCTCGGGCTGGTCATACCACTTGGCGCACACAATCGTGGTGCGCGGCATGCGGGTCACCGTCTCGTACTGCACGTACCGGTTCTTCAGGTCTCCCCTGCCCCACCAGTATTGTTCGGTGATTCCGGGGAGCCGTTCAACGTCGAGGATCAGGATTTTGTTGCGCACACCTTCGGCGATGCGCACCTGGCGCAGGTCGCTAGTCAGCGACATGATGGTTCCTCGCGTGGTGCCGCCACGCTTGCGAGTTCATGTCTGGCATACCGTGTTTGACGAGGACCCGCAACACATCGGTGAACCTGACGTCGCCGCGTTTCGCGGACTCCAACGAGGATTTGATCTCTGCGCGTTCCTGTTTCGACCGGGCACCAACCCAGTCACATGCTGGGCAGGTTCGGGGCTCCAAACCTGCAAGATCGGCCAAGAGTGACATTCGGTGTTCCCTTTCCTTGGTGTTTCACCGGTCGCGTCGCTTGTCGCCTTCGATGCGTTCGAGGCGTTCGGTTCGCAGTTCCTCCCTCAACCCTCCGATGTCCCGTTGAATCTGTCTGAATCCGTCCCGCACCAGATCGCGTATCTCGTCGAGGTCGTCGCGCATGTTGGTGTCATGGGTGTTGACGGTCTGCTCGTGAATCTCATCGGTTTTCGCGTCGATCTGTCGGGCACGTTCCCGGCCCTTGCGTTGACCTCGAACAGTGAGGACACCGACAATTCCCGTTCCGATCGCTGCGATCGTGGAAGGTAAACCGATGATGAGCAGTCCTATCAGGTCGATACCATCGTCGGGCTGGTACGCGGCGTCCATTGCTTCGCGCACCGATTCCAAGATCATGCGGCAGTGACCGCTCTAGTCGCAGAAGCCGTTCCGGGGTTGCCGCGGCGTTCCGCGCCGATCGACATCAGCAGTGACACCACTGCGGCGCCGCCGGACACTGACAGCACCGACACCCAATCGGTGGCGAGTAGGTCAACCGCGCCCGCGCCGAGTGTGGCGATCGCGGTTTGGGCGAACGTGCGGGCCGCGCGTTCGGCGGCGTCGATCCAAAACGAACGTGTCAACATCAGGTGGTCCTCCCGTTATGTGCGTAGGTAGTCGATGGCGGGCTGGACGTTGTAGTCCACGTGCGGGCCGGTGCGTTTCGCGAAGAACATGCCGGCGTCCAACAGTGCCTTGGTGATCGCGATCGCCTCCGGTAGCGGTGCCTGCACAAGTTCGACCACTTGGGCGAGTAGCGAATCGGGTCCGGTGAACAGGTCCAGGTCGCGCACGATCTGCCATATGGCGTTGCGGACCTCTTGTGTATCGCCGGGTTCGGTGCAGGCGTACAAGTCGCCTTGGTGTGCGTAGTCGCGCCACCACGGCGGGGTGTCACGCATGCCGTTCGATGAGACGCCTTGGGTGTTGGACGGGGCCATTGGGGAGCCGCCGTGATCGGCCCACACGTGACCGAGTTCGCGGTTCGGGTTGCCCCACGTCACGGCTTTCTCGATGTGCGGTTTCATCCAATGCAGGGAGCCGGTTTCGGGTGCGATGTGGTTCATCCACAGTTCGGAAACCACTACCGCGCCTTGGGAGTAGCCTGCTAGGGCAGCGCCGTGGGTTTCGATGCGTTCGCGCCACCGGTTAGCTTGGTTGTGGGTTTCGGTGATGGCGGCGGCGATGGATTTGCCCATCGGGAATGGTGCTGCTGGGTATCCGATGGGTTGCCACAGGTATTTGTCTTCGACGGCGCGGGCGGTGTCGGCGTCGGGGCCGATCCACCAGGGAACGCCGGTGCCGCACACGGTGATCAGCACGGGCCGGGTGTCCACGACGGGCCGCGGTAGGTAGCCCATGACGTACTTGGTTTCGGCCCCTACAATCCCCGGGATGTACAGGCCGGACGCGAGCTGTCCTGCCGTGTTGTATCGGGCCTGCATCTCGGCGACCGCGGCGGTCATCTGCTCGTCGTAGAGCGGGGTGTCAGCCAGATCGCCCGCGTATGAGGCGAACTTGCGCCGCATGAACGTCTTGATCCTGCGGATCTCGTCGGAGCTGTCGCCGAGCCCGAGGCCGACGTATTGGCCGTCGATCCTCATGGCGTGCTCCGCAGTTCGGCGACGGCGTCGACGAGGGACTTACCGCCGAGCTGGGGCCAGCCATCGAGGTTGTAGCCGCGGAGCTGCCGCAGGATCTCGATGAGGAGTTCGCGGTCGGTCCAGTCTTCGGGGAACCGTTTCGCCTTGGGCGGCTCCGGTGCGGGGGTGTCGCCACCGTTGGCCCAGTGGTTGACGCGTTCGGTGAAGTAGTCCCACGGGAACCCGGCACCGACGTCGGTGTGGGTGCCCCACTTGAACACGTCGGTGACCCAGCGGTGGTCGGAGATGCCGGGGCGCCCGTTGGTGTACGGGGGCGGCACGACCATCGGGGCGAAGCCGTACTTCTTGGCGTCCTGCACCGCGAGGTAGGCGGCGACGTCGATCGCGTTCTTCTGCGCCATCCACTGCTCGCGCGTCCATGATGCGCGCGACCCGGCGAAGCACAGGTTGATGCTGATGCTGTTGGCGTTGCCGACGGACCAGGCGGCGCGGTCGGTGTCGACGCAATCGACCACGGTCACACCACCATCAGATGCTTGGGAGACCGTGTAGTGGTAGGAGACGCCGTTGGCGTTCTGGAACCACTTGGCGAGGTTCTCGGCGGCAGCGTCCCCACCCCCGCCTTCCTGGGTGTGGATCAGGAACATGGTGGGCTTGCCGCTGCGGGCACTGTTGTTGGCCGACCAGATCGGAAATTCGTTATACGAAGGCGTATTCGGCATGGGTTATACGACTCACTTTCGACTAAACTGGAAATATGACTGAAGTCTGGAGGCCGGTAGTTGGCCAAGAGGGCAATTACGAGGTCTCGAACCTCGGTCGCGTACGTAGCTTGGATCGTCAGATCGATGTCGATGGTCGCGGCCGTCGGTATATGCGTGGTCGAGTGCTGTCGCTGGTACCTATGAAAAACGGGTACCGCTTGGCTGCTCTTCCCGGCGGAAAGAAGTTGGTACATCGACTGGTACTAGAGGCTTTTTCAGGGCCCTGCCCTCCCGGCGCGGAGGGCTGTCACAACGATGGCGACCGATCCAACAACCGAATCGAAAACCTTCGTTGGGATACACGTACAGCCAATAACATTGATGCAGTTGATCACCGAACAAACTGGCAGAGCAGGAAGGACACTTGCCCTCGGGGACACGTGTACGACGGTGTATCACATAGGTCTAATGGTCGCCCCATGCGCTACTGCAAGACATGCAGGAATGCTCGAAATCGTGAAGCATGGAGAAGGTCGCACTAAAGATCTTCAATCCCCCCGTCCGTTGAATGTGCAAGCCCGCATGTCAGGCACAGGGTTCTCCTCTTGCGGTGCGCTGTCTTTGAGTCGGTTGTAGATGGCCTGCGCCTCGGCCCAACGCTCGTCGTAGCGCAGCGGGTAGGCAGACCGTTGAATGGCCTGAACGGCGGCACCGGGCGGCTGAATGTTGATGTAGTCGAGCTTGGCCAGACGGTCGTAGAACAGACCGACGCTCTTGGTGGGGTCCATGCAGGTGGCGGCGTCTCCCCACCACCAGGCGTTGTTGCCCCACACCACCTGCTGCTGCAGAGGGCCGACACTGCGCCCGTCTGATCCCACCGCGTCGTGTGGCAGGGCAAGGGATTCGGGAACTTTACTGTTGGCGTACACGGTGAGGTTGGATTCGACTAGGCCGCAGGCGATGGCCATGATGATGCCTCTGGAGTGGATCTTGCGGCGTCGTCCCTCGGCGATGAATTCCAGGGCTACCTGGTCTTTGGTGCGGTACATCAGCGGCGGCCTTTGAGCCATTCGGTCAGGTCGAAAATGTCGGAGAGGCCCGGTATGTCGATGTCTGGGATGTTGTTCAGATCCGTGCGTACCTTCTCTGCGACTTCCAGCACGTCACCCACCACTGGCACGTTCGGGATGCGTTGGGCGATCTCATCGGCCAGGGCTTTCGCGGCGGCGGCGGCGATCAGTGGAAGCAGGGCCTTCACGCGGGTTTCCACTGCGGTTGCGGCAGCCTCGACGGCGGTTTTGATGATGGGGTCGAAGTCGATGAGTTTGTTGAGCAGTCCCACGGGGTTGTCCTTTCATGCAGAAACCCCCGCACAGTTGGCGGGGGTTTCATATCGGGGGGGTTTAGAAGTAGAAGAGGCTGTCTTTCTCAATGAATACGTCGACTAGGGGGCAGCCTTTGGCGAACATGAACGACAACATCACTGATAGGGCTACACCGCACATGGTTCCGATGGTGATGGCGTGGAGGGGTTTCATAGGGCACCGGCTTGGCAGACCGCGCCGAGTAGGAACCCGAATGTGAGTAGGAATGTGGGCAGGGTGATGGCGACGGTGGGGATGAGCGGCAGTTGCCTGCCCTTCACGTTGATCAGGATGTTTTCTGGGCTTGTCACCGGGGTTCTCCAATCCGTGTCTGGTCGCCATTAGCGGGTGGCATGATGTGGGGGTGGCGGGATGTTCAGTGGAGGGTTGCGATGGCAAGCATCTAGCCGACCGGGTGTGCCATCACTGTGGCGGCCGGTTGAAGGCGAAAGGCCTTTGCTTGTCTTGCTACAAGAAGTCCCGCAGGGTTTACAGCGAACGCACGTTGCCGAAGTTTCATGTGCTTAACCCGGATGATGTGCGTCGGATGCGGAAGTTGGCAGAGGATGGTTGGACTCAGCGGAAGATTGCTGCGGAGTTTGGTGTGTCTGAGTACACGGTGTCTGTGACGGTTCGCCGGTTGGCGTGGCCGGACATCGACTAAGGGTCTGTCCGGCCACGCTTCAAAGTTTCCGTATGGTGACGCGGGATGTGTCGATCAGATGCCAGCGGCCCTGCTCGTCAGCCACAGTCAACACCGTCCCTACGGTGAACAACACCGTGGCAACCCAACCTGCTGGTCCCCGCGACTGCACGTGAATCTTCATGACCGTGGTCAGTACGGTTCGGTGGTGGTTTTGGCGTAGCGCCCGCCGCCGCAGTGCCGCTTGCACTTGTACAGCTTGCGCTCCTTGCCGTCTTTCATGACGGTCTTCGGGGTGCCGTCCGGGTTCTTGACGACCTGCCAGTCGGCGCCTGCCCCGCCGTTGCCGGTGGCGCAGCCGTGTTTGTAGATCTGTCCGTGGCCGGTGCCGTGGTTGGAGCAGTGTGCGGGGGCGGCGTTTGCGATGGCGGGTGTGCCGAGTGTGAGTGCGGCGGTTGCGATGATTGTTGCGATGGTTTTGCGTAGCATTGGTGTGCCTCCTTGTGGGGGTGGGCCGTCTGGCGGGGTTGGTTTCTCAGGCCTTCGCCCCGCCGGGCGGTGTCTTATACCCCGACTGTATACCCCCCTATACGCACCGTCAAGGGGGGTGTACTCTCGGTTCGTGGAGTACTTCGAAGAGATCCGAAAACTGAGAGCCGAACGCGCAGGCATTGTCGGCAAGGTTGAGGCGCTAGACGCGCGGATCGCCGAACTGATCCGGGAAGCCTCCGCGGCGGGACACAAGCCCACGGAGATCGCACGGGAGATCGGTATCTCTCGTGGGCGGGTGTATCAGATCCTTGGGGCTAGGTAGCTGTTACTCCAAGGTTTGCTCGAAGGCGACGGTGTTGCCCGTGGATGCGCTGGATAGGGTTGTGGAGTAGGTGATGTTGCCGGAGCCGGGGGCGGGGTTGTTCTTCCATAGGATGGAGGACGCGCCCGCCTTGTCGTCGCCGCTTCCCTTGGGGATCGAAGCGTAGAAGCCGGTGTCGAATCCCGATTGGCCATTCACCACCAAGGACGAGCTGCTGAATGTGACGTTGTCGAGCAGTCTCGACACCGATGTGAGGAATCCGCCCTCATGCACAGTGAATCCGCTGATGGTGGTGGAGAAGCTGGTGTTGTCCGTGTTGTCGCTTGCGAACAGCGAGATGGTGGGGGTTGCCCACGCATAGGAGGGGTCGCTCCGGCGGAGCGTGAAATGCCACACGCGGAAACCGCGCGTATTGCCCAGGTATCCCCAGGAGGCGCTGGTCCACGTCGTCATATCCCTGTAGGCGACGGTCCACGCTCCGGCTTTATACAGCGTCGTCCACCCGGACGGCGCATCGTATCCGCCAATGGGGGGGTTGGTGGTCCCGGTGAGAACACCGAAAACCCGGTCCCCCGGTAGGGTTCCGTCCGGCGCGTCGAGTGTGAGATTGGAACCCGACGTCGTGCGGTAATTGACGAACGAAATGCTCTTCGGCGGGGTGGCCGACCACACCTGCTTATCGCCAACATAAATATACTTCAGCGCCTTGCCGTTCAAACTGCCCCCGACAAGACTTTTCCCGTTGAGCTGAACCGGCACCGCTAGTCCTCGAACACCAGATACACGCGATCAGCGGTCGGCGAAGATACAGCCGCCCACTGTGTTTCGTTCAACACGTCAATCTCCCGGCTCGTCGCCACACCATTCGCGTACGCCTGCACCCTGCCCACACCGAGCTTCGACACCGCGATCGCCGCACCCGTGCTGATCTTCGCGTTCGTGATCGCATTATCAGCGATCTTCCCCAACGTGACCGAACCATCGAGCGGCGTACGCTGATCCGACAAACGCGAATCATTCCCTGCACACACCGTCGAACCACTGTTACCCACAGGGATACGCGCAATATCCAACGTGCCCGACGTGACAGCAGACGCCGCATGCGTGTGCGATGCCTCAGCCTTGCCATCCAACTGGGACTGCACACCCGACGTCACACCATCGAGAGCGTTCAGCTCCTCGGTCGAAACGGTCACGCCGCTCAACACATTCACCTCAGCAGCAGTCGCCACCACATCCGTGACATCCGCCAACACATGCGTATGTGTCGCATCGGCCTTGCCGTCCAACGCGTCATGCGCATCCCCGATACCGTCTTCGATATGGTTCAGCCGCGCCGCCGACAACGGGGTGTTGGTTGAGGGGACGTTTTCCCACGTCTGCTTGTCGTACGCCATAAAACCCTCCTAGGGTTGCGCCCTGAGTCCGCGCGGAACCAGGCACGAATAACCGCTACCCGGCAGCACCGCGAGGGCGGTGTTGATCATTTCGGTGATCGCCGAGGACCTGTCCGGCACGGTGGCCGGGGCCTGACCCTCGGCAGTCACCTCCCACCCGCCAACCACGCGGGCGGCCTGCACAATCAACGTGCCGTCACGGTCAAACAGGCCCATCATGTCGTTGCCGAACGCGACGATCTGATGATCAGTTTTGATGTTCAACGATGTTCCCCTATCCAGGATTTCAAGCAACGATCCGCGGCGTCACCGAGATCGAAGCGCCAGTGCCGGATACCTCCACATCGCCGTCGTCGAACGCCTCCGACCCGACGAACGTGCCCGACGTCGAAGCCGACCAGATGCCGCCCTCCACATACGTGCCAGCGGCGACTGAGATTTCCACCTCGCCACCGGTGTTGGTGCCCGACGACCCGGACGTCCACGACGTCTGTTGACGCGCGTAGCCACCACCGGTGGCTTCGTTCGCCCCGGTGGTGCCAGCGGCGCCGGTGTGAACGCTGATCCAGTCACCAAGAGCGGCGATAGCATCAGATGCTGCCTTATGTGTCGCGTTGGGAATACCCATGATTAGTTTCCTTTCGAGTTATGCGGGATTGATGGGGAGCGCGAGGCCCGACCACGGGCGGGAGTTGTTCGACGTCGCAGAGACCGTCCCCGACGTGGAAGCGGTGCTTGAGGCCGTTGCGTTGCCGGAGGTGCTGCTACTGAGCCGGTTTGTCGCGCCAGAGTTGACCGTGATCGTCGCGCCACCTGCGCCACCGGTACCGAATACCTGCAACACCAGGCCCCCAGCGGGAACGGTGACCGACTGAGACAGTGCCGTCCCCGTGCCGAATACCGACGTCAACGTGCCGACCGAGCCGACATTCAGCAGCGAGATCGCATGCGCCTGAAACCAGGCCGTTCCCGCACGCGACACCGCGATCGACTTCGATGTGTCGTCACCGGCGCCGGCGAGCCGGAACAAATACAGGCGTCCGTTCGACGCGGAGTTGTTGTGCAGCACACTTCCCAACGCGGTCATTGCCACCCCGCCGCAGGTAACCCCGGTGACGCCTGTCGCGTTGCGGTCCTGGTTGACCACCACGAACACATCGGCACCAGCAGCGGCGGTGTGCGAGAACGTGATGTCACCCAACGACCCGTTCGACTCGACGGCCGCGTCGAATGCCACCGGATCGACACCGTCGTTACCAACTGCGTCCATACCTATGGTGGGTGAGAGTTCAAGCCCGAACTCGCGGTAATATCGCTCCGCGCCAGCCATCCCGATCTGCGGGGTTAGTTCGACACCAAACCCGCTCGAATACCGTTCCGCCGCGGAGAAACCCAGCCCTGCGGTTACCTCGACGCCGAACGACCGCGCATAACCCACGGACGCCCCAAATCCCAATGTTGGGGAGAGCGTCATGCCGAAACCGGGCTGCTGGCTGCGTGGCGTCGGGAACAGCGAGTTCGACGGATACAGATCCTCGGACGGGAACACCGGCTCGAACGCCGCAGGGCCGCGCATCGCAATGTACGGGGTGAACACCAACCCGAACGACGCTCTACTGTGGCTGGCCGCCGACATTCCCAACGAAACCGGCACCGACAACCCAAAACCCACACGGCTGTGGGGTACGGCAGCCATGCCGATCGTCGGGGTGACGGTGACACCGAACTCCTGCTTCGGCCCCCCCATAGCGGAACCCCAACTCGGGGGTGAGGGTGACGCCGAACGAGACGTGGGACTCAGCCCACCAGCCAACAGCCACGCTCATCCCCCAATCTGCAGATTCACCGCCATGCCCGACCACTTATTGGCTTGGGTTGAAGTCGCGTTGACCGTCCCCGTATTTGTTGTGGTGTTCACACACAACAACGGGTTGATGCCCTCCTGCTTCGCCCGCAGGCGAGCACCCACCACCGACTCCAGGTCATACGATGCGCCGCCACCGGCGCCGAACGCCTGCAACGTCACACCACCCGGAACCGTCACAGGCTGGCTGTGCGCAGTGCCGTTACCGTGCGCGTAGGTCGGCGCACCCACCGACACCACATCGTGGAACGCAATCGCATACGCGCTCACCCAACCGGGACCAGTGACCTTCCAAGGTCGGGCCACCCCAGAGCCCGCAGTGTCCATACGGAAAATCGCCAACCCACCATTCGCCGGGTCGTCATTGTTCGACACCGAGCCGACCAGCATTCCGCCCGCCCCACCGTATGTGGCAGACGGCGCTGAACCCGCACGATCCCACGAGGCCACCACAAACACCGTGGAACCCTCGGCCGCGGCGAACGAACCCGACGCACTGCCAACGCCATACGCGCCAGACGAGATTGCATCGAACCCAAGATCCACCGGCTCAGGCGGAACAGGCCAACTCTGGTCATTCGTGATCGTCCCCGGATACAACAACTCAGCCACCCGAACCCAAATTCGGGTGTATCCCGCCGCCGGAGGTGCTTCCGTGTTCTTGTTTTCGTGCAGGGTGAACGTTGCCCCCGACTCCCGTTCGAAGAAAATCGTTGACGACCAGCCACCCGAAAACAGGCCAGGATGCCCGAACCACGTGCCGAACGACTCCATCCCAAACCCGTAGTAGTACTCGGAAGGAATGTAGAAACCGTTCGCGTACTGGTCCCACCCGGTGGGGTGCTTCCAGAACGTTGACAGCCACGTCTCATACGACTCCGAAGACAGGCCCATGGCGTTGTCGCGCAACGCCTCCGCGAACTTCGTGTAGTCGTTGATGTTTGTCGCCAACGCGCCGGCCGCGTCGAGGAAGTTCGGGTTGATCGCGTCGGCGATCGATGCTGGTGGTGGGACTGGCCCCGTTGGCGGCCACGACGTTTCAGTCAACCCTAGGGGATCGATGATGTCTTCTTTGAATATCTGCTTGATGGGGCGGTGTGCTGGGTCAACGATTTCTAGCACCATGCCGATCAGGGCGAAATTGGAGTTCGTGTACAGATAATCGGTGCCGGGGTAGAAGTTTGACGGCCCCTTCATCGTTGACAGGAAGTCTTTCGCACCCGTCCACGGCCACGTAGGGAACAGGCCATACCATATTGCGTTGATGCCCGCCGTGTACTCCGCGATACCAGACCGCATGGACAGCATGTGGCCCATCGTGATCACCGTGCCGTTCGGGATCCCCGGAACATACTGCTCCAGCGTGTCATCCAGGGTGATCAACCCTTTGTCGACGGCCTGGAAGAACGCGATCGCGGTGAACATTTTCGTGGAGCTGCCCATGCGGAAATGGTCATCCAACGTCAACGGGCGAACAGTGCCGCCCACCGTGGTGCCATACGCTTTCGCGTAATTGCCGCGCGGACCGGTGATCTGCAACATCACACCAGGCTGACCAGTTTCCGCCCTGGACTGCTCCACAATCAGATCCACCGCCGCCTGATCCTCCGGCGACAACAAATCACCCGCGGTGTGCGCGGGCGTGGTGAACTCGTACGTATCCGACGGGTCCGACAACCAACCGGCGTTGTCCACCGTCTTCACATAAAACTCGTAGGTGGTGTTCGACTTCAAACCGTTCGTCCCATACGGCGGCAACACCGGATCGGGATTCAACTGCACAAAATCGCCTGACGCGTCCTTCTCTTTCGCGTAAACGAAATACCCTTTGATCGTCATACGTCAGTAGCTCCAGACCACGTGATCGTGATAGTGCTGAAAGTTGAATCGACCAGCTCCACCAACGTCGGAGCAGTTGGGGGCGTCAGATCAGGGTCAGGATCAGGCAGAGGATCGGGCCGGAAGAACAACCAGCCGCCACCAGGGCCACCATTGCCGCCGGACTGGAAGGACGCCAACGCGCCCTTACCACCGTTACCCGCTCCACCAGGTGGCGTACCGTGGCCGCCCATGACCTTCTGGTCTCCGCCGCCCACGTAGTCCTGATCATTGAATGTGAACGTGCCCGGGCCGCGGCCAACAGGTTTCGACAAAAACCCTTCAGCGGTGCCCGCCGCGCCACCCTCAGCGACAATGGAATACGTATCACCGCCGGGCGTGGAGATAGACATGGTGGTGTTACCGCCGGCCGCGCCGTCACCCGGACCGCCCACGCCACCAGCACCAGGATCGAGGGTGACGATCGCGTTGTCGCCGAAATGCTCACCCCGGACCCAGATGGTGGCGTTGAACTTCCCTGGCTGACCGGCCTGGCCGTTGATGCCCAGAGCCCATCCCTGCGCGCCGCCACCGCCGCCGCCGACCGCAACCGGGTCGATGTAGTTCACCCAGTTCGGCACCGGGAACACTGTGGCCTCGGTTCCCAGATAGATTTTCAGCGGATCATGGTGATCCCCACCAGTGCCGGTGTCCACGGCGATGCTCACCCACGGCACATCACCCGAACGGGTCACCGACGCCTTCGCAATAGACGACGGCGGGCTGTCTGGGGACGTGTTGTCACGGGTGGCTGCCAACGCAACAATCTGAGACGTCGGATGGTTCGGCAAATCCGCTACGCGGCCACGCACATAATGCGTACCGCCAACCGGCACCAGCTCGTAGGCGTACGCCTCGGAAGCCACCACCGCGATCGGGTCAGCCAACTCGTAGGAGATGAACTCCCCCGGCGCGGCCGTGCCACCCAGAAGGCCCACAATGTTCGGGGAATGATGCACCAAAGTCCAGTCACCCGACGTCAAGTCAACTTTCCAAATGTTGACGTAGAACTCGGTGATGCCTGAGAGGCCGTAGCCGATCCACGACACCACACCCAGCGGCATGGACTCTTCGATCAGGTCAACGCCGATCAGAGAGTTGCTTTGCGTGGCCTCCAGCCAGGTCGTCACATTCGACAACGGAAAGTTGGACCGCTCAGAAGGCAACAACCCACTGTCGGCGGGTTTGTTGGTTCTGATGCCGAGGATGTCCCACGAGAACAACCCCAAGCTGGCGCGCGAGGCGATCTCCTGAAGAACGTTGAACAGGTCCGCGATGCCCGCACCAATGCCCGGAAGGCCCACCAAGCCGCCAACAATGCTGTTGACGATGTTCTCAATGGTTTCCCGAAGATTCTCTGGCCCCAGCATGCCGGCGATCGACTCCGGGGAGATGTTGCGCAAAGCGTCGAACAAATCCTCGAACGTGTTCTCAACCGTCTCCACACCGCCGCGGATCGCCGACACAACAGTGTCTATGACAAGCTGAATGCGACCAATGAGCGTCTCCAGGGTTTCAGAAAGCCCCTCAACCCATGACTGCTGAATAACACCGGTCTGCTTGACCTCGGCGTCATCCCACCAGAACGTGCCGCCTGTAGCCTCTTCCATGACCACGAACCGGGTCTGCACACCGGTAACCCCGGCGGGCACCCGATACTCGCCAGACAGCTCCTTGCCAGGCCACGCCAAGTTCGCGTCCTGGGGGGCGTACGCGTTCAAATCCACCGGAGGCTGTGCGACACCATCGATGTAGGGCACTAGCTGCAACCGAATCGGCGCGCCCGTGCCCACATACCCCTCATGCGACACGAACACCCGGGCAGTGACCGTCTGGCCTTCGCTCACCGCGAAGAAATCGCCAACATTCTGCCCCGACCGCAGCGCCTTCAACGTGCCGTCGGCAATGACCTTCGCCGCGCCCGTACCATCCCCGCTGCGAGAATGCGACGGGTCCACAACCCAATCCGCGTTCTCGCCCACCGACCCCTCAGGAAACTTCGGGGCAGGAAGAATGTTCGGCGATTGGTTTGAGATACCGCCGATAGGCAGGATCGTCAACAGACTGGGCAGCAAATTGCGCAGCGGCGCGAGGATGATGTTCACCAACTGCGCCGCAGCCTGAATCGGGTTGAAGTTTGGGCTGTTGAAGTCGATCGACTGGAAGAAGTTTCGAACGTTCGTGAAGAACTGGGTCAGTTCCTCAACCCCGCCACCCACAAGGCCGGTGATCGCCTCGATGATGTCGCCGAGGATGGGGATGTTCAACGCCCAATCACGCAACTGGTCGAACGACGCCTCACCAGGGATAAACACCCCCGCAACAGCGCGCACCACCCACGCCAAAAACTGCTCGATGAACTGCTCACCAATCTCAAGCAGTTGCTGAACAGTGAACGGCCGCTGCCACTGCAACGCCGACTGCTCCGGATGAATACCCGGCTCAGACGGCACCGCATGCGCCCACTCCGGCAACGGATCAAACGATGACGTCATGACAGCGGAAGAACCTCAACCGAAAACATCGACGTAGAAGCAGAAGTCGTGTACGTCACCGACCCCGCCTGACGTTCACACCGGAAATAGATCGTCGCCGGTGTACCGGCCGCCACACGGTCAAACCCATCCGATGAGCCCGCCGCAGGTCCCGCCACCAGGATCAGCCGCTCCGATTGCGCCACACCGGGGCACCGGCCAATCACATTCCCGCCGGTCTCACCGTTCAACCGGGCCACCAAATCAACCCGAACATCCGCACCCTCACCGGTGACCACCGTGTAACCGGACACGCGGGGCCGCCAATCAAACGGCTGCGCAGGAATCGACACCTGAGCCAAAGTCGAGTTCGCATTACCCGACGCAGTGTTGTTGATCGACGCCGGAACATACCGGTCCCCCACACGCTGCGCCGCCAACACAAACCCATCAGCAGTCGAATTCACCACCGGCACCTGACCCGCAACCGGCGACGGATCAACATCCGTCGGGTCCCACACCGCCTCACCATCCGCGCCCTTCGCGCCGGCGTGCAGCGCCAGGTTCAACCGGTACACACCCGGCGTGGATGTTCCAGGTGGCGTGATCTCAGTGAACGACGCCTCCGCCGGGGTTGGATCGTCCGGGTCCAGCTCCGTCAGATTCACCGTCGTATCGAACGTGGCCGGCACACCCGGGTCGCCCTTCTCGATCGCGGGAACACCAACACCGATACCGCCCTGCGGACGCAACTGGAGAATCGCCGCACCCGCCGTAGGATCGACAGGAATCTCCACGATCCCCTCAAACAAATAGTGAGTCCCAGCAGGATTCAAAGGCCACGACATCAGGCACGCTCCATTCACATTGGGCGAGTTACAGAAAGAAAGGACGACCGCTGCTTATCCCTGAGGTGACAGCGTGAGGACCGACAACGTTTCAAAAATCCCCGTGATGAACCGCTGATGCTTCGCCAACGGGGCCTCCGACTTGCGTCCATCCCCCAACTGCGCGATCACCTTCCGCTCATCCTGGGAAACCCGCCACATGACGTTTTCGATGTAGTCAGTCACCATTCGGGTACGTGACATGAACACCAGCGACATCAGGCCGCCGCGAAAAACGTCCCGACCCAACGCATACTGGGCACCGTTGCGGAACTGCACCGTCGCCGTCGTCTTGCCCTGCGAATCAAACAAAGCGTTGATGAATGCAAAGACTGTCTCGATGTTGTACGGGGCCGACGCGGTCGGATAGAACCGCTCGATCGCCGGATGGTACGGGCCAACATCATCACGCCGGTCGTAGTGCTGAATCAACTGGAACGCCAGGAAGCTGTTGTTCAGGAACCCCGACAGCAGATCGGACGGTATGCCGGTGAATCCGACGACAATCATCAGCGAGTCGATTAGCCATGCGAAGGTGGCATTCATTAAGTCGTTCAACCACTTTGGGGAACGGCCACCAATAATGTGCTGCCAACCCTCCGGGGTGTGGTCAGTGATCGTGCACGCATCGATACCGGTGTCCTCACCCGGCTCGGGGGCCACGAAATAGGCGTATGGCTGCTCGAAATCCACACCCAACGCGGGCGCATAAAACACGCCGTCCATGCCGGGAACCTGCTTGATGACCGGTTTGAAGATGTCCCCCAGCGACCCGCCAAGGTCAATCGTGGTGCGCAGCACCGAATCGAGCACGGTTTTCGTCGGACCAGTGATCTGCGACCGGTCCACTGTGGAAAACACGTAGGTAGGCTGGTCCAGGTTCGCCCACCTGTCAGGCTGCGGATCACCTGGAAGCCACAAATCCATGCGGGTATCCACACCGTACGACTGGGTAACGTCCTTGATGACGGCCTGAACGGTTTCCATCCGCACTGTGCGAGCGACCATCGGCGACGTGTCCAGCAGTGGATTGGTGCGTGACACATACACCGGGGTTCGCAGCATGCGGGTGAACGCCTGGACCGACAGCCCATCCCGCGACAGGGCTTGCAGCACGGTGCCGAACCATGCCCGGATATCCGGATTTAACGACAGGCCGTTGTTGATGAACTCCAGCCACCCGGACTGCAACCGCAGAGCGCACTCCGCGACCATGTTCTCCACCACGGTCTGCAACGCCCACACGAAGATCGCGTGCGAGAACGGCTGTGCCTGAATCGGCAGCCACCACGACGGCCAAATCACGTAGTAATTGAGGATGTCGCGGATACCGCGCAGTTCAGCGGTGCCGGTCCATGCGCTGTCGCGGTACTCGTAGGTGTGGTTCTTCGTGTAGAACGCATACCGCAAACCCGCGGTCTCGACGATGACACCGACCATCGTCTTTTTGCAGTCCATGAACAAAGGGATGAGAGGGCTGTTCCCTTTGAGGACGATCCGGCCGGTTTCAACATCGTTGCGCGGGTCAGCACCCGACGCCTCGATCAAATCGCCACCGACAGCGCCCATCGGCTGCCAAAACTTGTCGCACACCGTGAACCGGAACGACGTGTCTACCTTCGATTTGCGTTCCGTCAACGCCCGCGCGGTTCGTGCGATCCTGTTCGGGTCGCCGGACTGGAGGGCCGATTGCCATGCGGCTGTTTCGCGTTCAAACTTCGACAACCGTCATCCCCTCCTTTCCCGGTTCACAGGCGCCACAAATTCACCCCTCACCGAGGTATCGGCCGGGGCTTGCCACTACAGGGGCTACATCGGGTAGCGGCGCAACGGAGTCCCCGAAAGAATCACCTTCGAGTCAGCGTTGCCACCAACAATTTCTGTCTTCACAAAGAACTGTTGCGCCGGTTCGCCAGGTGACTTCGCGGGGATCGCCGCGTTCTCACTGAACCGGCCCGACAGGTACTTATAGAAATTGCCCTGCGGGGGAACAATCCCGAACAGCGACCCAATCTGGTCGGTGAACGCGTTCCGCTCCGAGAAGAACGACAACAACGACTTCACCGCCTGCTGGAAAATGTTCAACTCCTGCGGCGACGGCGGCACCGACGTCAGATCCTGCACCAACGTCGTCTGTGAGCGCGGGTCGGTACGTAGGAACACAATCTGATTGGGCAGCAGCGGACCAAACTCCACATACTCATCCGCGCCGGGACCGTCATACAACCGGAACGTGCCCGGGCCAAACAAGGTCGCATCCCAATACATCGGCTGGTCACCAACATTGACCATCGACACAAACCCAGACTGCGTGACATTCGCATTGTCGCCCGCCGACACTTTCCGCACCGGAGCTGGCGTCGCCTGAGTGATCAACGCGCCACCGGCCTGCATACCAAACCCGATTCCCCGATAATCCGGGCCAAGCTCGCTACCAGTGCCGGTTTCCTTGTGCGACAGGATCGGCAACCCATTGCGCAACACTTTGAACATGCGCGGATTGCCCTCATAACCCGCAACCAGGGTGAACTTCTCCCCAATCAGCGGGGCCACCAGCAAGGGGCGTTGAAACATCACTGTCTGCGAGAAGTTGTTGAACCTCGACAGTTTGATCCAGTTGCCCTGAACCCGCATGCGGATGCCATTACCGTCCCAGTCTCCGTTGCTGTCGCGGCCCATGCGAGCCCACAGGTCATTAGCCCCACTATCAGGCAGGCTCCACTCTTGGAACCCGCCGAGCACCATCGACACAACCTGATTGTCGGTGTCGGTGTCGAAATCTTTGTACGGCCCGCACACCACCTCGCGGGTATCCGTTGTCAGCGGATCGTCCGGGTCGTCCCGCCACCTCGCCTGGTCACCATTGGCGTAGACGTACCCGCCGCCGTCACCCTCGTAGTACAGCGGCCAGTCCGCGCCGAGGTCCTGCGTGCCCGACGTGTCGTAGTTGAACGTGTCGGTCATCGACTCGTACTCGAACTGGAAACTCGCCGTGTAGTCGTACGTCCGCCAGAACCCAGAATCGGCCCGCAAACGAAGGCTTTCGCGCTGCCGCTTCCCGATCTCCAACGGTGCTTGCGGCGCGCCTTGGAACCATCGGACCGGCGCCCACCAGTGACCCATGTCGTGGGTAAGGAAGTTCAGCGTCGATTCCTGCTTCGCGTCGATCGACGCGATCAGGTCGCGGTAGATCCTGCGCGTCCATTTCGGGGACCGGCCACGGCATTCCACCCCGACCTCGACCTCGATCGGGTCGTAGAGCGCATCAATGTTGGTGATGCCATCCTCGGTAGCACCCTTCTGGTCGATGTGTTTCCACGGCGGGATCAACCCCTTGAGTGAGGTGAGGTGCACCATCTCCGGGGCTGTAACCCGGTCGGGGACCGACATCCCGCCCATCATGTGGAAAGTGATCGACTTGTCGTAGGCGTCGAGCCACATCATCGGCTTCTCGCCCTTGGCGAGGTCGTACCAGCCGTGCGGGGTTACATCTGTCGTGGGGTAATGCTTCTTAGCCATTTACCCTCCCGGCATGAGGTACTGGTTTTGCAGGTGATAGGCGATGTCGCGGCCGGTTCCGTCTTCGGTGGCACGTTGGTTGTTGACCGTGATGTTCGTGTCGCCCTGGTTGACTTGGGTTTGGCCCTGGCCTGTGGCTTGCGGGTCGATGTCCTTGCGCTGCTGGGACGCTTGGCCGGCAAGGTTCGGCAACGCCGGAGCCGCACCCGCAATCCCTCCGGCGATCCGGGTGATCCAGTTGTTGTTCGCCAGATCCGACCCGCCCGTGGGCAGGAACGTTTCCATCAACCCTTGGGCACCGATCGCGGCGACCTGGCCGCCGTACTCGATGGCACGGTTGATCAGCTTCACCCCGGTCTGAGCGGCCTGACCCGCGCCGGGGGCCATCGCGTCCAGCGCCATCCCGCCGGCCTGCACCGCCATCCCGAGCGCACCGCCACCGTCCATGCCGATCCCACCGGAACCGGACCCGGCATGCGGTGCGACGTTCGCGCCGATGTTGGTGGTGTTCGTCGGGCCACCGGCGAGTAGTCCTTGTGGCGCACCCGGGGCCATCGGGCCGCCACCGCCACCGGTGGTGGGAAGCGGCGCCGGGTTCGGCGCCCATGCACCCGACGACACGGGGGCCGGACCTGGCATCGGACCCGCACCCGTGCCCGACGCGGGGCTTCCCGCTGCCGGACCGGTAGTGCTCGTGGCCCCGCCGCCGGTGGGGACAGCCACACCAACACCGGCACCTTGGGCGGGCCAGTTCGTCACCGTCACCGGCACTGGGCCACCAGTAGATCCGGAGAACGCGGCCGCGGACGGGGCGGCAACAGTCACCGTAGGGACGGACACCGGGGCGCCGGAACCGGTCGGGTTGATGTTGTTCGGATTGCCCGGCTTGTACAAGGCGTGAACGTGATCCTCGTGGTTCTGAGTTGGGCTGCCCCGATCCTCCATCAGCTTGCCCTGGGGGCCGTTCCCGTATCCGTAGGAGTGCCGGTCGAAGATCGCGCCGTAGACGTTCGGGTCGTTGAGCACCTGCGCCAATACCTGCTGCCCGACGGCCTTGTTCGGAACCATGATGTCGAGAGCACCGTTCTGGTGCTCACCGTACTGGTCCGCCGCGTGGTCGCCGACCTCCAGGCCCATGTTCTTCCAGAATGGCATCATCACGTTGTGCGCGAAGTCGCGCGGCGACTGCCCCGGCGTCGCGGACGGCGCCGAGGGGAGTGCCGTCATGGACACACCGGTCGCGCCAGCTGACGGGTAGGAGCCGCGATCGTACTGGTTGTTTTGGTACTGCGGGCCGAACACGCCCTGCGCCGCGAGGACACCCATCAAACCGTGACCACCCTGAGTCGGGTTATAGGCCGAAATGGCCTGCAACTGACCCAACAACGGTGCCGCGGCGAGGTTCGCCACGAACTTCGTGATGTTCTCCGCGATCCCCGCCAAACCCTTGGAGATACCGAAATCCTGATCCAGCTGGGCGCCGATCTGCCCCAAATCCTTGGCATGCTGATCGGTTTGCTTCGTCAGCTTCTCGTACTGATTCGCCCGCGCATCCGACATGCGCATCTCGGCGGCCTGAAGGTCACGCTCGGCTTCGATCACATCGTTGCGGGCCTTGAGCCGGTCCTCTTCGGTCGCTTCGGTGGCCTGCTCCAGCTGGGCGGCGCGGGCACGTTTCTCCGCCAGTTTGTGGCGGGCATCCAGATACGACGATTCAGCGGAGAACACGGCAGCGTCCTGCGGCATGCCAGGAATCCCCGGCGGCAGCGTCGTGTCATACGGGACGACCGGTGCATCCGGCAACGTCGGGCCAGAACCCGACCCGGCGCTACCCGCAGCGCCCGGAAACAAATCAGCCAACGGGCCATCCGGACCAGCATCAGCAGCTGGAGCTCCCGGACTCGGTACCCCGCCTCGCCGCTCAGCCTGCGCGCCAGCAGGACCACCAAGCCCACCTGGGAACGAAATCACATCCGGCAGCCCGAAAGTTAGTGGGGACGGACCCGTAACCGGCGGACCTGCCGGACCGACAGGCAATCCACGATCGGGGTCCGGCCCGCCCATCTCGCGAGACGCCTTGTCCCACAACTCCTGGATAGGAACTTGGTTGCCGTCGTTGGCTTCCCGGAGAGCGTTCTGCACTTCGGGATTTTGCAGAGCGGGATTATTCGCACCAGTCTGAATGGCCGCGATCACCGCCGCTACCGGCGTGAGCGCCGCAAGCATGCGCGCGGCGCCCGACGCTGTGGACGCGGGGAGCGTCGTGCCCAACAGAGTGTTTAGGCCAGTGAGCGCCTCATGCAGAGCAGACACGCCTTTGATCGCTTTCCACGCGGCGAACGCGGCTACCACATCGCCGATTCCGATGCCCATCGCGTCGAGAACATCGATGATCTTCTGGATCGCGTTCCACAGATCTTGCGCGGTATCGACCGCACCCTCGAACGCATCTTTGATGTCGTCCTTGTGGGCAACGATCCACGCATTCAAGTCATTCAGCTTGTCGGTCACATTGTTGATCGACTTCGCCAACGCGGCCGGACCCTCAGTCGTGTCCAACGGGTCACCAAACAACGCCGAAATGAAGTTCGCCCCAACACGACCCACAGCGGCGTTCATGTTCGACAAGGCACCGTCAACAGTGTCGGCCAGCTTCTTCGACATGCCACCGAACTGGCCCTCAATCGCCTGCACAAGCATGCCGAACGAAATCGTGCCGTCCTGCGACATCTTCTGAATCTCGGCGCTCGTCAGGCCGAACTCTTTCTGCAACGCCGCCTGGACATTGATGCCACGCTCATTGAGCTGCAACATTTCTTCGGCCTGCAACTTGCCCTTGTTGAACACCTGGTTGAAAATGACGGCCAGGTCGCCGAACTGCTGGCCCGAAGCCCCGGCAGCGTCCGCAATCGCCGTCAACGCCGCCTGCAACGGGCGGCCCTGCTTCACACCACCAGCAAGGAACTGAGTAGCCGCTTTCGCCGCCTCATCCAATGCAATCGGAGTACCAACAACCACCTCGTTGATATCCGACATGATCGACTTGACCTGCTCAGCGCTGTTGCCCATCGCTCCCAGGCGGTGCGCCGTCGCATCAAGGGACTTGTACCGATCAAACCCCTTGAACAGGGTGACCGCCGCCGCGCCGATGATGCCTGTCGCGGCAGCGGTGAACGCCGTGCCCAACGCGCGTCCAGCCAACGCGCCAGCCTTCGACGCCGCACCCTCATACCCCGACAGGGCAGACGAAAACCGCCCCAAAACAGGCAACGACGATGACATCGACGAACTGAACGACGAACCAAACCCCCGGCCCGCCGACACACCATGCGACGAAAAACCGTCAACAATACGAGACCCGGCCTGACGCGTCGCACGATCAACCTCACGCGACAACTGCTCACCAGCATTACGGCCAGCAGCAGCAGCCTCCTTGGTGACATTCTCACCAATCGCACGGCCAGCAGCCGAACCACCACGAGCACCAGCCGCAGCCATCTCACGCTCAATGTTCTTCGCCGCCACCGCAGCAGCACGCTCATCAAGACGAGAAATAATGTCCACATAGATCGGCATCAGACACTCACCTCCCGTCACCAGCCGAACAGATCGGCCTCAACCTCACGCTGCAACTCGTGCGCCTCAACCGACGCTCTCGCTTTCGCCGCCCGATCAACCGGATCCTCAAAAGCGAACGGCTCATACGCCGCTTTACGGCTCTTCGACGCGTGGAACGACGCCCTGAACCGGGCAATCTCGTTATAGATCTCGGCCTCGATCAACTCCGACTCAGACCAGCGGCCACCACGAACAGCCCGCGCCACCGCACCATCAACCGGCGCGAAATCCACATACAACTCCCGAACGCGTTCTTCAGCGTTGTCCACGAACCGCACCCCGAACAGGTCCAGCAACTCCAAACTGGACAACCTGCCCTGATGCCAATCAGCGACACTCAGCCCGAAGAAGCGCCGCAGATCACTCGCTATCTGCCTCGGGTACAGTCTCCAAAACCACTGGGCTTCCATCACTTTTGGAGTCGGACTCAGCTCGCTCCGCGATCGTGAAGCCCTGCTCGGTCCATGCCCGCCACACATCCCGGGCACCAGCAGGACGTCCGTTGATCTTCTTTGACCGCAACACCTCGTAGGTGTCCATGCCCAACACGACCTGAACGATCCGCACCTCACGCGGCGGCGACACACGCTTACCGTCCTTGAAGTACGGGGGGCCTTTCACCGCGCCGGGGCGGGTCTCCGCCGGCAGGACCATCTCGTTGCCGTCGCGGTCCTTAACCTTCTGTTCCGGGATGTACAGGTCAGGTTCCCGGTCGTAGGTTTCGATCTCTTCGAGGTACGCCTCGTACGCTTCCAGCGCGTCGTCGTCCAGCATCCGCAAGTTTGGGTGCGGCGGGATCGTCATGGTGGTGCCGTCGTCGAACCGAAGTACACGATCAGCGAACGGCGAGTCGAACTCGGTGGCCTGTTCACGCGCGGCGGCACCATTGTTTTCAGGTTTCTTCACAGACATCAGGGGCTTCCTTCAAAAAGGGTTGATACAGGGGCTTCGCGGTTGGGTGGTGGGCTGGCTTTGTGTGGTGCCTGCCGGGTGGGTGCCAGCCCCAAACCAACCCACCCGGCAGGACGATTCACCGGCTAGCTGCCGTCCGAGTACTGCTCAGCCCAACCCGGGCCGCCCATCCACACATAGAAGTAGCCGGGAACCAGAGCGATCGTTCCCGCCGGGTCGGGCCGCATGAAGTACTCATTCGGCAGCACCTTGTACGTCAGGTCCGCCGTGTCCGGGTCGGTCTTGGAACGCTGCTTCGACGCCTGGTCGTCCAGCTTCACCGCCGGGTAACCCTCAGCGCGGTAGATGAACCCGCCGGAAGTGCGGCGCGCGTACAGCAGCAGAAGCTGGTACTCCGCCGAATCCGCGTCCAGCAGCGGACCTTCACCATAGTCAGGGGTACCGGGAAGAGCCACCAGCGGATTACCGGCGTTGTCGCACAACGGCAACTCCGACTCCAGCCGGTGAATCAGCGGATCAGCAGTACCGAGCGCCACGAACCGCACCGAGTACGACTTTTCCGTCACCTCAGAATCGACCGGGAACTTCGACTGCAACACCATCAGATCATCAGAACTGACGTCCGGTTCACGCTCAGCGCCACCATCCTCGGGGTTGCAGCCGATGTGCCACCAACCCTCATTCGGGTCAGTGTTGTACTCGTACTTACCGTTCACCTTCCGGCGGATGAACAGGTCATCGCGAAGCTTCCCATCCTGAGCGTACGGCGACCACTTCACCGTCACGCAATCATCCTCGAACGGCGACATGTCCGTCGCGGCACCGCGATTGTCGCGGATGAACACCGCTTGCAGGCCGCCACGCTCGATGAACGGCTTGTGAATGTCAGTGAATCCGCCGGCGCTCCAGTCGGTGCCGGTCAATGGCTGCGTCATAGGGACGCTCCTCTCATTTGGATAAGGGACCGGATTGCGAAAATTTCCGGCGAACAAAAAGGGACCCGGCGCTACCGCCAGGCCCCTTGTCAGGGCTGAAACTTCAATTAGATGTACTGAACACCGATCTCGTAGCGGCCCACATGCCGCACCAGGTGGCCGTCGTCGTCATACTCGACGAGGACCGGTTTCATCAGCACACGCGCGTAGTCGATACGCGCAACAGCACCACCGCCGACCGGTATCTCCGTCAGCGGGTTAACGACGAGCTCCAGCATTCGTTGGTGCGTCAACTCGGCTTCATTCTCGGCGGCCTCATCAGACGCGGCGAACGTGTGCACCGACACGACAGCCACATCGCTGCCTTCCTCGGGAACGTCACGACCATCGACGCGGCGCACCACACGATGCGGCAACGGATCACCCGACAAACGGCGGGTAGAAACCTTTCCCAAAGGGGACAGCCACGCCACCAACACACGGTGGATACTCGGCGCTGAATCAGTCGCCATACGCGGTGCCGCCGAACTGTTTAGCTGTCTTCTGGGCAGGCGCGTACTCGTCGTTGTGCGCCGACCCGAACTCCACGAGATGCGCTTGCGGATCAGTCGCGCCGACCTTCCCGCGGCCCTTGTTCGTGGACCGTTCCGTCACCTGAACAGAATCACGGTAAGCGCCGGTGCCCACGGGAGAATTGTTCTTCCACGCGGCAACAACCTCGTCCATGAACTCGTTGACGCCCTGATTCACCTCAGGCAGTTTGTCGAAATCGTCCAGCCGCACACCGAACTTCGCCAAAGGGTTCTTCCTCGTTGGACCGTTAGCCACGATTCATCACACCTTCCGAAGTTCTGCCACCAAACCCGGCGCCCAACCGTGAAAACCCATGTTCCAGTCACGAACCGCAACCACATCGAACACATCTGACCCGTACCCCACACGGTCTTTCACCTTCACTGGTGAATCGGGCGGCAAGTACAGGTCAACATCGATCGTTTCGGTTTCCACAATCGAATACGTCCCCACCACCTGCACGTGCGGGGCCAGTTGGATCACTGGAACAGTCACCCCGGAACCGAACTGGGGAACCGTGTTCCCCAAACCATCCGACGTGTCACCGACGTGCGGATAGTGCGTCACCGTGTACGGAGTAGGGAACGTCACGGCATGTACCTGTCGGAACCCAGCGGGATGCTGTTCATCGATATGCGGTATGGCCGCAGACGCAGTTTGAGCGCGTTCGTAAGATACAAGTTTGACGAATCACCGCCCCACTTGAACGAGTACGGGCCAGCAGATGCGGTTGTGCCTTCGGGGTATGGCGATTGAGGTGCAGTGAGGGCGGTAGCGGCGATTTGCGCTACCACCCTCACCACAGCACCAGGAATCACGTCAGGAATCGACTCCCACCCGAGGTACCCGACAACGAGATCGGACGCCTCTTCGAGGAGAAGACCTGCACGAGTGGCTTCGTCCGGCGTCAGTTCACGCCCGATAACCAACTCCAGGTCATCGATATCCGCCAGTGACATTCGCTATCGCCTTAGCTGCCATCCGGGACGACAGCGCCGACGGGCGTCTTGTTGTCGCCGACCGCAGTAGCGCCGTTGCCCAGAACGTAGGCAAACCGGGCCTTCAGGCGCAGAGCGATCATGTCGCGCTCCGCCAGGTTGATCGAGCCCACCGTGGCCTGATCGAGGAACTTCACGGTGATGTCCTGACGGACACCGATGCGCACCCGCGAGGAATCCACCACCAGAGCCTCAGCGACACCGACAGGCCACGCCCCGTTGGCGTTGAAGTAGGTGCCGAACCCGTTGAACGACTCATCGCGGAAGATCGGGTTACCGTTCGCGTCACGCAGGTTCGCCACGTCGAAACGGAATCCCAGGCTGGCGAGCAGGGTGTCAGGCATGTACCCGGCTGCCGCGACCGCCTTCGACGCCCGGTTGATGCAGCCGATCAGGTCGTCTTCGTTCGCGTCACCCGGAACGATCGTGTAGTCCTGGTTTGCCGCGACGGCCGCCGGGAGCAGCGCGGGCGACACCCACGACGACGGCTTGTCGGTGCCGAAGATGACAGCCTGATCGAGCTTCTTACCGATCGCCTGGCCGCCAAGAGCCGCGATCTCTTCCAGCAGCGAGGTCGATGCGTCATCAACCACGTTCTCGTGAACGGGAATGATGACCGCGACTTCCTCAGCGACCAGGGTCCGGTCGGCCCACGTCGCCTCAGACGTCGGCTTCACACCCTCAGGTTCGGTCGCGGACTCCGACACCCACGAAGCGCCAGGCAGGGTCGCCAGGACGGGCAGGTGAGTGGTCTTGGTGCCCATGTTGACAGTCGGGAACGCCTGCAACACAGTCGATCCCTTCTTCGCGGACGCCAGGAGGTCGTTTGCGTAGGCCTCCTGGATGAGGGTCGCGACCTCGGAACGTGAAATGTCAGCCATGATGGCCTTCCTTTCATGGTTTTCCGCCGAGGCCGATCCTCGAACGGGTTTCGATGGTTGGGTTAACCGCCGGCCCGCATCCGACGCAGAGCTTCAGCTGCTGCTGCTTTCGGGTCCAGGTCTGCGGTCTCAGTGCCTGTTGTTCCTGATTTCAGGTTCTTTGCAGGCGGTTTGAGCTTTGGGGCTTGCTGTTGCAATTGCTGATCACGCCATGCGATCAGCTGATCAGCGGAGGCTTCCAGTTCCTCTTTGGTGCTACCCGTGAGGCTGGCCGCTGGGACACCTTTCTCTGCCGCCACTGACGTCACGAGAAGGTCGCGTTCTGCCTTTTCCGCCCGTGAGCTGACTGATTGCAGCTGCTCGGTGAGTTTCTGCAACTCGGTCTTCTCGCCCTCGCGGATTTTGTCCAGCTCTTCGGCTTTCGACTTCAGGTCGTCGTAATCGGAGAATTTGCTTCGTTCGCGTGCGATTCGCTGCTGGATGATCCGATCGAACTCGTCCTGAGATGTGATGGGTTTGAACGAGCTCTGCTGTTCGTCCCCGTTTCCGGGTTGGGTTGTTGCGCCGTCTTCGACGGTGTTTTCAGCCTCTTCGGGCATGGTGATATAACCTCCGCGTTATTGGAGTGGCCCGACCATTTCTGATAGCGCAGGTCGTCCGCGCCTTCGCCTGAAGTGTCAGGCTGAAGTCATGCGCCGTAGAACGGCTTTCGTGTCGATCGCGCCGTGGGCGCCTTTCGTCTCTCCGTCCTCGCGGGCGGCGGTGACGGCGTTTTGGTAGTCGTCTTCCCATTTGTCCACATACGGTGGAGGCTCGTATGACTGGCCCGGGCGGACTGGGACGGCGATGCAGCGGCAGTGGTCGTGGTACTTGGTTGATGCCCCGGCTGATTCTCTGGACCAGTACACTGCGCCGCGTGTGGCGAGCATCCGGCAGAACGGGCATGCTGTAGCCGACGCGTAGCGTGCCCATCTGGTTTTAGCTGGAAATGGCGCTCCAGCGGCGGCGATTTCGTTCTCTAGGTTGGCGAGAACTGTTTCCCGCGAGGCGTCGAACACCATCCGCTGTGTAGACCCTGCGATCCGGTCCAGTGGAGAGGCTTCTCCAGGTGCGTGGAACGCCCACGACACCGTTTTCTGAATGCGGCCTTCTGGTATCGGTTCGGTGACCGGTGACGCCTTATAGGGCAGCTGCGGCGCGGTTTCGGTGTACCACTGCGCTGTGACCATCGACGCTGCCGACAGTTGCGGAGCTACAAGTTCAGGCAACGCAGCAGAGACAATCTGCTCGAACTCCGCAATGTCAGAGTATGACCGCCACAGTTGCACGAGCTGAGCAGTGTTCAGCGTTGACAGATCAGACAGCACGTCGCGCAGAGCGGCTGCGTCCTCATAGGAGGGCAAGGCATCATTCCTTGGGTCGCAACGTGATCGGGGTGCCTTCGATGAACTTCGCACCCTCTACACCAGCAAGTCGCGCAGCGACTTCCGGCCTGACACCTGCGCGGATCATCACACCCATAGCATCAGCACGCGCTTTCAAGATTTGCGCCTCTTGGATCGGGTCAACTCCAGGCGTTGGCACATCATCAGCCGCCACAGAACGAGAGGCCAGATCGGCGACCTCAGCATCGGTTCGCGCACCATCAGCGGACGCGCGGAGGTTCGCAACCAGATCAACCACCGTCTGCTGCTGAATTGAATCCTTGATCGCCTTGATCTGCTGCTGCGACAACCCAGGAACCAAATGCACCACATCCCGCAACTGCACACCAGCCGCGACAAGCTTCGTGATCCCATCGACGACAGCGCCGAACGCCCGCGCCTCAGTGTCCCGCCACACCACCTCAGCACCCGAATCAGCCGCAGTCTCCTCATCGCCATCAATCTCGGCAGCCAGACGTAAAACCTGCTCCCACGACTCACCGAAACTGTCCCGCTTAGCCTGCAACTTCCGCTGCTGATTCGCCTCCGCAGCCGCCAACGCTTCAGCGGACATATTCACCATCTTGCCCGTCACCTGAGCCGGGGAAATCTGCGCACGCATCGCGACATGCTGGATCATCTCGTCCAGAATGTCGTTGTACTGCCCTGTATCCGCAGCGGGAAGCGCCTTCGCGTCAACGTCTTCATCGTCAAACGCCCACACACGCTTAGCGGACGCCGCTAGAATCTCACTAGGCGAGGCCGTCCACCCTGTGATCACCTTCTGGGGGAACGCCCCGAACCGAGACACCACCAGACGATCAAAATTCACCGAATTGATCGCCTGCTGATCACGAATCAACGGTGCCACCTCGCCAACAATCGCACCGTCAGCATCACGACCATTGACGAACCGAACCACCGGGCACACACGCTCGCCACCATAAGTAGCGCCATGCGGCACTGGATCACCATCGACCACAACACTGATCGGATGAGAAGCGCTCCGAAGCGTCGGATCAGACTCCGACACCTCACCCAGATCAAGGTCATAGGCGAACTCGTCGTCATACAAGCGGCCCCGGCGACGCAACTTCGCATCAACCTGAGTGACCCACATCTCCAACGCATACTGAGGCCACTCATCAGCAACAGGATCGACATACGCCGTCAGAATCTGCTTCGGAGACCGCGGCGACAACACCGGGCCATTCGGGCCAGCAGTCACCGTCACGTACGACGCCCCGTACGTCAAGGCAGGAACATATACCGACGACTGGCGAGCATCCATCCGGTTCGCCTGCCAAATTCGCCACGCCGGATCGTTATCCTGCGCATCCGCAGACCGATACCCGGTCACCGACAGATTCTGGGCGAACGAATCTACAACCAAACCTAGAACGTTCTTCACTGACAGCCGAGCTAGATCTTTGATTTCCTGCTCCGCCGACTCCGGAACCTCTGGAACCCCACGGATACCCTTCGCGTAGTCGCCGATACGGTCCAGCCATGAACGCTCGGAGAGGTGAATCTGCCACATCGCGGCGATCACATCGCGTATCTCGCGATCATCAAGCATCGCAGCTACACCTCCCTTCCGTAGTTAGGTCACCAAAACCTCAGGCGAACGATGCGCCCCCAGAACTGCGCGGCTTCGACGTCACCGCCGCGTACACCGCCGCCGACATCGCTATCGCAGGGCCAATATCAAACGACTCAGCACGCGGCATCATCATCCACCCGCCGGACGGACGATCCTTACGCGTAGCCCCAAGCACCGCCACATCAAGCTCAGCCTGGCCGCCATGCGTCAAACGGCCCTGATCAACAAGACTCACCCACAACGCATTGCTAGCGACCGACTCGTTAGACGAATACACCGAAGACTTAAACTTCAGCTGCTTCAGCTTCTCGCCCAACGCTTTCGCCGCACCAACCGAATCATGCTTGATCGGCGTTTTCCGAGACGCATACGCGCGCAGGAAATCCACCGCCTCAACCTCAGACTGCGTGCCAAGAGCGATCTCGACATGCACCCCATCGTCGACACCAGACCAGCACGCAACAATCCAGAACCAACCAGACCTGGTTGCACTAACCCCGAACGCTGAAACGTCACCAAGATCGTCCACGTCGCAGCACAGCGACCGCCACTGATCGCCCGGAACAACCGACGAAACCTCGTTCGTCTTATCCCAAATCCCGAACACCTCACGGCGAACATCCTCCGGAGACATGTTCTCCACCAGACGCTCAATCGCCGACTTACCAACACGATGCCCGAACGACGGATTAGCCTCAGCCAACCGATCCCAGAAACCCGGCGCATCAATATCGGCCACAACGTCATCGGGAGACTCCGGAGCGAACTCCACATACACACCCTTGAACGGGCGGCGCTTCTTCTGCTCCAGCGCACGATCACGACGACGCTTGAACGCATCATGCACACCCAACGCAACCTCTTGCGGCCGCGGCGGCGTACCCATAAAGAACGCCAAACCAATCTCGGAGACGTTCATCGCGGCGAGCATGTCCGTCAGTGCCGACTCCTTCAAGTTCTGACACTCGTCATACACCTGAATATCAACTTCCGAGAAGCCACGACCGAAACCCTGAGCCCGGGCGCCGAACAAAATCCGTGACCCGTTCGCGAAGTGAACACCCCGATTGTCGTCAGACTGCACCACAGGATGCATAGGACGCATCTTCGGCCTGATCGCCGGCTTCTCCACAATCCCCGCGATCTTCGTCAACGTCTCCGATGACGTCCGATCATGATGCGAAGACCAAACCACCAACGTGCCCGGACGGGACAAACAGATCGCGATCAGCCCGACCATGATGCCCCAAGTTTTGCCGGCCTGCCGCGCGATACTCAACGTCACACCCATGACGTCGCACGCCAGCGTGCCGTCCTCACGCAAACCCAAGGCCGCGTACCAAATGTCTTCCTGCCAGCGATCAAACGCCACACCCATACCGGGGAGCTCTGGGGCAATCAGCTCGTAGTAGCGGGTATGTGAAATGTCATCCGGGACGAAGCACTGGCGAGCAATATCGACAAGCGGCGCAGGGTTAACCCGACTTCCGGAAGCGGTCGGCATCGAAAGCCACAACCTTGCCGGACTCCTTCGGAGCCGACTCCGACTCGGAGTTGAGCGCCTTCAACCGCAAAATCTCGGCCTTAGCACGCTCAATCTGCGTGTTCAGCTGCGAGCGGAGCTGCGGCATATCCTCAAACGCCTCAGCAAGCAGGCGATACCGAATCTTCGCCTCCGCCAGCTCATCACCAGCGGCCATCGCCTCATTCAAAGTGCTGTACTCAGCCATCACATATCCTCTCGGACCCGCCGGTTAACCGCCCGACGTCAGCGTGGCGCACCGACAACCCGGTGCAAGGTCTAGGCAAAGCGCGGATTCACGTACGACTTCCTCACTGCCGGCACAGCACGATCCCCGGACGACTTCGCGCGATTACACTGCCGACACACTGCCTGGCAGTTATCCAGCCCATCCGAATCTTCCTGAGACCAGCCCAGTCGCGCGGCCTCAACAGAACTCACGATGTGGTCAACCTCGAACGACCGAGGATGAGGTGGGCGAGCGTCATAGTCGATAACCCCGCCAAGCGCCTGACAGTCAGCCGTTATCCGCAACGCGCACAACGCATCACCGTCACGCTGACGAACCTGAGCGCGGCGACGATTCCGAACAGTCGTGTTGGCGAACGGCACTACAACCTCCCTACCCCTGGGTCACACACACACTCGCCT